CCCATACTTCTCGCAGATCTTAACGGCCATAGTTTGGCCAGGGTTACTGTCTTTATCAAAGTCGTTGTCATACAGGACAATCACTTCTTCGAAGCGCGCTTGCGCCTCTTCGATGGTGCCTTGCCCTGGCACAAGCATTTCTGATTGTAAAGCAATGGATGGGTAGTCAAGCACCGCCAGGCACATGATATCCTTGAGAGAGCTTGTGAGAACCAGAGTCTTACCACGTTCAGGTAGCTGCCTATATCCTTGCAGACATTCCATGCCCACGTTAGAACTCCATTTAAAATCTCTTTCAAGCGGACGGTAAATCTTATAACCGCAGTCAAAACGGTAACGGTAACTGATACTATTGCACGAAAAACGTTGTTCATTGATCCAGTAGTGTGTAATGGGTTGAACGTCAAAGATACGCAATAATTTTTTACTTATGCCAAACTGCTTCCAGTAGGCTGCATCTCTGTAGTCCCAATCCCTTACTCTTACTTGTATCTCTGACCGTTTCTTTTCTTTGAGTATTGGTTCTGCCACCTGTGGTACAAGCCCTTTAACACGTACACCAGTATGCAGGCCCAAACCAAAGCAGCTATCGATGTGTATAAGTGCTCCATAAAAATCTGTATTGTATTTGTATGCCACGTAATCTATGCAGTTGAACGAGTGGTCAGGGTAACCAAAGTCTTTGTAGCGTAAGCTCTGACCTATCAGGGCTATGCTGACTGTGGGTGACTTGTCCTCTCGTAGATCACTGCGGAACTTAGTGTTTAGTTCCTTGAAGTTCCTACAGAAGTATTTGAAGATCTGATACTCAGATACTTTACTCAGCAGGTTTTCTTTGCTCAGGTATTCACCGCTTCTACGTGCTTGGATCATGGTAAGTATAGGGCCGGACTATAAAGATAGCCCAGCCCCTTTAACTTACAACCAATCAGCAGACACGTCAGCTGCTGGTGATTCAGCAGTAGCAACTTCTTTGGGCTGATGGACACCAGGCTCGTAACGCTTGAGCGTCAGATCGTCGGGGTCATAGTCAGCACGAAAGTCGCCATAGTCCTCGTTGAGCGCCTTGATAAACAAGTCGTCACGACGTGGCTTCTCACGACCGAAGTGCTTGGTGTACACAGTCTGATACTTGTCATCCTTGACACCCATCAAGAGACGCAGACGGTTGTCCTTGAGTGCAGTCACATACTGCTTGAGCTCAGTTACATTACCGTTGGTCACAGCTGCGATGTCATCGATGGCACACTCACCATCACGACCGACGTTGGCCCACGCACGCATGAAGTCTATGAGCATCTCCTCACCCACATAGGAGCGACGGACACCCTCGTTCTTGAACCACTCGTACTGAGACGATGGGTTCTCTTTACCCCATGCAGTCTGACCGAACTTGTTGATCCATTGGAACTTCCCAGTGCGAGACTCGGGACGCTCTTCAGGTTGAACAAGTATGTCAAAGCGTGTGGTGAACTCATGCTCTTTGTTGTGAACCCAGAAGGTCAACTTGTTGAGAACACGCTCACCCATCAACACACCATTGTAGTTCTGCTCGCTCTTGACATTGATGCCGAGTGCGTGCAGCTCACCCATGGTAGGATTGACAGCGATGATGTTCACTGTAGCCACGCCACAGTATAGGGGTATGCCCCCACCTCCGACTTCAACGTCGGATGAATTAGATTGTATAGCCATTAGTCTTCGTTTTCGTCTGTGTTGTCAGTGTGTGGATCTGCTTCTGCGATGCCTTGCTGCAACGTCATCTGCGTAGGTGCAGTGTCGTCAACCAGCTGGATACGCATCACTCTTTGTTTCTTTACACGGATACCCTTGAGCTTTGGGTGGGAGAAGATCTCCTTCGCCTCAGCGATAGTCATACCGTACTTCTTTCTGATCTCATCACGGCTCATACCATCATCCTTGATGTGGCTGATCAATGAAGAGATGGTCAACACCTGTGGTGTTTCTTCTTGGGCTACCTCAGGGGCAGCATCTACTCTTGCGTCAAAAGACATGTCGTTGTGTTTAATCGATGAAAATTTTGCTCCAATCAAGCTCACCATCTAGTCCTCGTAGATGTTCACAGCGGGAGCCAGCTGTGTCGTCGTTAGTAGAATCAAAAGAGATTCTGGTTTGTCCCTCACCTCGGTATACATAGCCGATAGCGTCAGAGTTTGCACATGCAATCTCACGCAGCTTGCCAGTCAAGGATAGGTCATTGGCCTTGACTTCTTTGCCGTTCTTCGTGAGGTACTTGTCCTTCAAGTGACCAACGAAGATGACGTGGTCAGCCAGCTTGTTGAGGTTACGGAACCATTTTTGGAAAGACTGTCTCAAGTAGTTGTAGCCTGCACCGTTGGGCAGTGTCAGCACAGACAACCCCTTGTTGTCCTTGTCGAAGTTCTTACCCATGGGTGTGGCTTGATACATTTGCTTTGCATCTTGTTCGCACCACACCTCGAGCTGAGTAACAGTATCGATGGCAATGTACTTGTACGGCTTTCCTTCGCTTATAATCGCTTTACCCACGTGTGCCAACTCAGCGAGGTTGTTGACTTTGATCTTGAGTGCGTCCACCATATCTGACCCGTCCTCGAGGTCAATGATGAGACAGTTCTCAAGCTGTGAGAGAGCAGTGGTCTTGCCGATCTTCGGCGGACCATAGATAATCATGTTCTTAGGTGATTTGCGGGCAGCTTTAACCACCTGTTTGGGAAGTGTTAGTTCGCTCATTGATTGTAAATGTTGATAGATCTGTTTCAAAGGGTATCATACCGAGCAAACCATCACGGTTCTTCTCGATGTGTACTGCCATGAGACCCACAGGGTCTTCACCACAATACTTGTCAGTGATGCCATACAGGTCATACGGACGCTGCAACATCATTACGACGTGTGCGTCCTGACCGATGGAGTCACCACCAAATAGGTCAGTCAAGAGGGGCTGGTATTGTTGTTTGGCACGATACTCCTGCTCGATGTTACGGTTCAGCTGTGACAATAGAATGTTTACGCAGGTCATACGAGCCTGCATCCACATGCATGCCTTTGACAGAACGTTCAGTCGTTGTAGTTCTGTCTCAGCGTTGCCGAGTACCAATCGAGAGTGGTCAATTAGATTGACGATTGTTGCAGTAGGATAACGGTGGAACACCTGTTCGTTGATGTTCTTCACCTTCTCCATGTCCTGCGGGATAGAACAGAAGTAAATGGGATAATTCTTGTACTTCTGTACTGCTTGTACATACAAGTTGTACTTGTCCTGTGTCAGCTTAGCTTCAACTGACAACAGCTCGAACGTCTGAAGCTTTGTGTCTTTCGAGCCAGCACGCAGTATCTGCTGCTCGCCCGGCATCTCAAAGCTCCAATAGAGTACAACTATTTCTTTGTCTGTGTTCCTGTCCAGCAGATCAAAGATCAGTTGGTTTGAGAACGCAGATTTACCTACACCAGGACGCCCAGCAATGACATACATCTTGCCGGGCTGTAGCCCGCCCATCAAGTTCTTGTTCAGCCTCGACCAGTTGGTGGGATACACCAACCTGTTACCACGTATGCCCTTCTGGACATCCATGATAGATCGTTCAACTGACTTCGAAATGTGACGGAGCTGGGGTATGTCCGTTATCTCATAGTTTGCGCGTAATGCGTCGTTGGGAGGTTTGCTCATCTTCTACATCTTCATACTTCTCCCATGTGTAGTTATTCACCCATGTCTGTAGTTGCTGCATGTAGCCAAGAGTGTTGGTCGACTTGCGTAGCTCTAGCTCATTGATCAAACATTTGACAATGAACTTGTGCTTCTGCGTGTCAGTCCCAATAATCTTCTCGTACTTCAGCTTAGGCTTGGCGTTTGCTCTAGCGTTGGCATCCTTAGCCCTCAACACCCGCATATGCCCATTGTTGTAGACCTTGAGAGGAAAGTGGGAGAGAAGCTCGGACCACATCTGATCAAATGAGCCATGGATCATATCCATGAATCCTTGTCGTACTGTGTGGTCTCGTAGCTCCTCCCCCAACTTAAGAAGGCCCTTGGTTTGCAAGGCTTCGGTGTCTGGATTAAGAGATAACTCTTCTAGACAATCATAACTTGTGGCATGCAAGAGGTACAAATATAAGAAATCATCAGCTGTTATCCCAAATTCTTTGAGAGTTTCTGTGTTGATCTCTACAATCATACCAATTATTTAAACACTGCTGTTACCTTGCGTCCTTGAATCTCCAGAGTGATGTTGTCTCTGCTGGTCAATAGCTCGATGAGGTAACCACGCACATCCATATCAGTATGAGTGTTTTGCTGACGCTCTTTGCGCAGTTGATAGTAACGATTCTGGACTGAGCTCGTGCTCATCTTTGATCCAGTTTTTCTAAATATCTCCTGCCTCAGCTTGTTGGCTGCAGAAGTCTGAGAGTTGTTACCACGTCTCTCCATGCCCTCGTAGATCATTTTGTCGGTGGCATCTGTGTGCTTTATGTAAGCTCTTGTCTTTTTCATTTCAAATAGTATTCTAGGTCTTCACCTTTTTGAACATTAGTTATTGTTTTTGTGGCATCTTTTAGCCACTTCTCTTCCTGCGAATCGATCACGTACAGGATAAAGATCTTACCGACCTTGTCTCCATCTTTACGAATGATACGCCCCATGCGTTGTATCAAAGGCAGGGACTTGCTGTCCAAGCCTACAATGATACCAACACCAACGTCGGGGACGTCAGTGCCTTGGTTCAGAGCCTTGGTAGAGCACAGTATACGTGCCTCACCAGTTCTGAACTTGTCAATCAAGTTCTCTCGCTGCTTCTTTGTCTTGCCTGAGTGATAGCTATTACCACCCAGTCTTAGAGCTACAGCATCAGCGAACTTGTTTGTACCACCGAAGGTTAGAATCTTCTCGTTGTCATAGAACTCAGTGATGCGCTTTGCACTACCAAGTTTGACACTAGCTTCTTGGATAACCTTACGTCTACCACGCACAGCATTCATGTACTGTGCAGCTACACCCGGGTTACCCTTGATTGTACCAGCGAGAATACCACTGGCTTTGGTCCACGCATCGTGACCACCCAGTGCCATCTTCATCTTGATAAACATCTTCTGATGCTTGTCATACTGTTCCCTTTCTTCAGGGTCAAGCTCGAGTCCGACACACACAAGCTGATACTCTGCAACATACCCAGCCGTCACTGCCTCATCCAACGTGATCTTGTAGCATACGGGAGCTAGGTTGACCAGATGGGTTCGGTACTCAGGATTCTCGGGCACAGTTGCAGTCAGACACATCAGTCTGTCGTACGTATTCTTGTTGAAGAACTCACGGTACACAGGTGACAGACCAAGGTGTATCTCATCACACACGACTACATGATAGTGCTTGTCCTCCAGCTTGTGAGCTGACTGATAGCACATGAAGTCAATGCGATCGAGATATGACTCAAATCCCCACTTGATAAACTCTTTGGGGAACTGATCTTGCAACTGCTGCGTGGGCACTAGGACGAGACACCTTGCAGTATCATCCTCCAGTTCATCAAGACTATTACCAATAGCGAGAACGGCAACACGAGATTTCCCAAAGCCAGTAGCAGCAATAATGCTACCCTTAAACCCTTTACGGGCCCAGCTGTTGAGTGCCTCTTTCTGTGCTCCATCTCTTGATACTACGTCGCCTTTGGTTCTCTGTTTGTTGATCTCTTTCATCATCCTACGAGCTCGTCTTATCTCACTCGGGCTGACTTTCGCGTATTTCATCTTCAATCTCTTCTGTCAGGAAGTCAATCACCTCTGGTGAGATGTTCTGTTCCTGTGTGATTTTGATCTCTTTGATGGAGACCTCGGGGTGAATGTGAGGAGTGTCATAGTCGCCCGACTGTCCTTCTATGACATCATACGTTACTATGACGTCCAATAGTCCGATGTCGGAGTCGATCTGTGTCTCCCAAAAATGCTCTTTCATTTTCTACTACTTTTACATTTACTCTTACAATTTGTCGTTTTAGTGCACTGAGATCTTTTCTCATGAGCTCCATCTCAGTTCGGAGCTTCTGGCACTCTGTTAAATCTGGAGTGCTGTCCTCGATATTCATAACCATTTCGTTTTAGTTGTTGTGTTGCTGTTATCCAGCATTTGACATATAAATCCTTGAACATTGGATCAACCTCCATCAGCTCATCGCAGCGTTGTACTGCGTTGGTGACTGTGGAGTGATCCCGTTTACCTGTGTATTCGCCAAGTTTTTTACAGGTATAACGGTACAGTCTTACTCTACACAAATGGTAGAATATTTTACGTGCGTCTGATAAAGCAGCGTGCTTTGGACGCCCTACAAATTCGTCGTAGTGCACGTTGCACTCACCACATACGGATCTAGCGATGATGTCAAGCTCCCCCGTATCGAAGCAAGACTTGGCTCGTAGTATCCGTTGTGTGTTGTAATGCAAACCTGCATACATATAAGGTGACATTCTCATGTTGTGAATCGATTTGTGCGCCCTGCTGGACTTGAACCAGCGACCGATTGATTATGAGTCAATTGCTCTAACCACTGAGCTAAGGGCGCGAAAAAGGGCCAGCGACGTTTCGCCGGCCCTACCTGAATTGAATGAAACACGTGTGGTTATCGCCTCACACGCGTACCTCGAGCGGGACTCGAACCCACAACCTACAGCTTAGAAGGCTGTTGCACTATCCAGTTGTGCTATCGAGGCAATAGACTCACTCAGTGAGCAGCTTGTCAATACTCTCTTCGAGAGCACCAACAGCGCTCATGATGAACAAGCTGAGACTGTTGTCTTGCATTTCCACAGACAACACCTTGTCCAGCTCATTCTGTAGCCCACTGATGTGATGCTTCAGCTTGTGCTTGAAACGTGTGTTGCCTTGTGTCTCATCCAATAACTCTTGTAATAACATAGACGTCACGAATAGCTTGACCTCAAGCTGTCGTGTTGTCTTCTTTACTTCTCCCATGTCTGTGAAATGTTTGTGTCTGCTTTCAACAGACCGTTAGGTATTATAATCTTTGCTGCCTTCTCCATGAGCTCAGTCATCTTGATTGACCATGCATCTGAGACCTCCTCCTTACAAATGGTGTCGATCTGATCATGCACGGTCATCACAATCTTGACAGAGTCAGACCAGCTCTCTTCTATCTCACGGTGGATGTAGATGAGAGCAAGCTTAGTCATGTCAGCTGATGAGCCTTGGATAGGTGTGTTCTTGGATGCACGTTCGATACTACCAAACTCCTGCATCTTCGACCGGTCATCCCATATCTTGGGGAACCATGTGTCGAACCAACGACGGCGTTTGAATGGTGCAAAGGTAGTGATGTAACCGTTGCGTGTACCAAATGTACCAAGCTTTGTTAGAAAGTCTCGGATGTTTGGGAACTCTGTAAAATACTTCTCTATAAGATCCTCCGCTTCTGCTTTAGATATTTGTAGAGTGTCTGCCAGTTTGAACGGTCCCATGCCGTAGGCGAGTCCGAAATTAATTGCCTTAATCTGTGTGCGTAGCTTCTTCTTAGCATCAGCGTCCGCACTTCTCCACTTATCTTCGAAGACAAGATCGGCGCATACTCCATGAAGATCCAGTCCTTTCTCAAGCGCTTCCAGCCAAACAGGGTCTTGTGAGCCATAAGCAATGACGTTTAGTTCCTGTGAAGAATAATCGCTGGACACGAAGACCCAGCCCTCGGGTGCGGTGAAACAATTTCTAAAGGTGTTATCGCTTGGAATTTGCTGCATGTTTGGTTTAGAGGATGAAACTCGTCCTGTATCCAATATCTGAGAGAAATTTGTATGCACCTTTCCGTCACAGTTGACGTAATTGAAGAACTTAGTACCGTACGCATTGGCGAGCTTTGTTCGCTCTTTGTATCTGATGTATTCATCTATCAATGGGTGTTTGTATCTGTGTTTGTTCAGTTTCTTGCCGTTCACATCCTCGAGGTTAGGCACGAGGTGCTGGAACAGCTCTAGTATTTGCAAAGGGGAACTCCACTTGATGTGAGTCTTGCGTACCTCATCCATCGCAGCAAACATATCTACCTGTACTGGTACGCGGTAGTGTTGTAGCAATGGATGTGCCAACACAATATCATCAAGCTTCAGCTCCTGTTCGTATGCCAGCTTGACATTTTGTTCTGCCATAGCTGTCCACTTGTCCTCATCAATGTTGAGACCTTCGTACTCAATCTCACTGAAGACTTTGACTACGGCATTCTCAAGACGTGTGACTTGTTGTAGTTCAAGCGAATGTATCTTAGCCAGTTGTTTCTCCCGTATGTCAAGCAGATAAACCACATCGTTCGCCCCATACGTAATCTGATCGACGGTAAAAGGTTGACCTTTGAGTCCGATGAATTTGTTCCGCGTCTCTTTATCGAGAGTGTGACCGATATATCTTTCGACACACCTGGAAAGAGAGTATCCATAGTCTTGCTTACCGCAATTGATAACTCTCTCCGCAAGAAACGTGTCGTATATTTCTTCCAACGATATTCCAGCCCATTTTTTGATGAACTTGTAATCGAACTTAGCGTTGTGAAGAACCTTGACGATACTGTTCGATTGTAAGACTTCTTTGAGCGGCGTGATGTCGACGTCTCGTGTGTCGATGACGTACTGTCTGTCTCTGTCCCCGATTTGGAACATGATGAGTTTCTTGCACGTGAAGTCGAAGCCTTCCGTCTCGGTGTCCACCCCCAGAACTGTCTTGCTTTCACAATAAGCCTGGCATTCTTGTATCGTCGCTGTCTGGATATCATTGAGAGGACTGTTTGTTCCGATGAATCTTACGCTCTGCATCTTGCATAAATATTAGTATTTGTTTTGCGTCACTGAGTGTGTACTGTTTGCCGAGGAAAAATACTGCATTTCGCTCGTTACGTTCTGATATCTCAATCAGTCGTTTGAGGTCGTCGCTGCGTCCATCTTGAACCATGGCAGCTATCTGGCCCATTTTGCTCATCGTAATGTGTGTTTTAAGGTTGAATAATAATCGTATCTCACCAAGGAATCGAACCTTGTACAGTAGGGGAGAGGTAGTTTCACTTACCTATCTACTGCAGCGTGTAGCTCAACGAAACGATACGAGCATACTACACTTACCTGCGTGAGATATAAAGGGGTGAGCTGTTACACTCACCCCCGTTGTGTTACGACAGGATTTCGCCTGTAGCAACGTCCACACTCTGAGAAGCGATGATGCCACCACCTGCGGTTGCAGGTGCATCAGCCTCCAAGAAGGTGTGCTTTGGTTCTCCGAACACCACGTTGGTGTTAGCGAAGATGTACATACCCTTGTGGGTAATGTAGTCACCATCCTTTCCACGACGCTTTGCAGCCGTTTCAAGGTTCTCCATCTGCCACTCGGTTGGCTCAACAGTCTCCGTGATTTGCACACGAAGAGCCTTGCCAAGGGCTTCAGGGTTGATGACATTGAGGGACTTGACTTCACGTCCCATTTCGTTTGTGGTGTAACCACCAGTCAAATCCACACCCAACAACTCAGATGCATCGACAGGCTCCGCTGTCATCCATGCCCGACGTGCTCTCGTAGAAGAGAATCGGTCATCAGATGCATTGAATGCAGCCAACGCATTGTTGTTAGACTGTGAAGCACCTTCCAGTACTTCTGCGAACTCGAGCTGGACTTTACCGTTGCTTACGCGACGTGATCCAACCAACAAACACTGACCGGACTTGAGGGTGTCCAGTGAACCGCTGTTAAGAATGTTACTCATGGTTTTATGAGATTAACATGATTATAATGTTGGGACTGTTGATGGTCGTCCCGATACCATTGTGAACAGGAGAGGATTCGAACCTCCTAACTGATGCGATTCTTGCCAACCAATGGCACTACCTGTTCAATAAAACGATAACACAGCCTCACCGGTTTATCTATTGCCATATATGGTACTCCGGGTGCAGTCTAACACGTAGGCCATACTGCGGTATCTATTCGCCCTGGCTGTGTTATCTAACTGATTTATATCGACTCCAGCTGAAGCCGCTGCCATGGCAGAGTAGTAGTGCAGAAGGAATCGAACCTTCGGGATAATGTCTATAAGATGTAGCTATCTCATCTTCGGAGCTCTTATTGGCTCTACAACGACAACCCCCCACGCCAGTGTGCACTAAGACGCGCAAAGCAAGGGTCGTCACCCAAGCTTCTAACAGTCACCTATTCACTGCTGGAACGGAATGACAACAGCATTACTGCTGCGCTACTTATTCTACACGTTATAGATAAGCAAGTTTACCTAGGGGACGTCTGAGTCCTAGGCAGAGTATTTATTCGTCATCAAACGCTGGTTCAACTGGCCACCAATTAGAGTGAGCAGGAACATTGTTCCGCTGTCTGATGATTTGCCAGCTACCAGTTGGATACTTGATCTTATATCCTGCTGCATCAAAGCTTGGATGTTTGATGTCCATCCATACTTTGGTCCAACGTTTGCCATTGTTAATGTCCCACACCGTGATAGGTGATGTGAACACATTACATGTAGCCATTGACTCGAGCTCAACACTGTCGAGCGTCATGTCAAACCTACCGACATATCCGTTACCGAAGTCGTCTTCGATGATACCGAACATGCCACAGTTGAATGCTTGCCCCAACATGGTGGTTGAGACAAGCATTAGAAGTATTACTGAAGTTTCTTTCATGATTCTGTTGAATTACAAATGTGAGACCAGCTGGTGTGCTGCTCCATGATTTCTGTTAATTGCTTGATGACCTTCTGTCTGTCTGCAACCTCTTCCATTAGACGTTGACGTTCGTTCTGGGCTGCATTGAGGATTGCCCATCTGTCCTGCTTCCATGTATTCCAACGATGTACGATTGGGTTGAGGACTTTGTTTTTCTTCTTGAGGTCCATGATTATTCTGAAATGATTTCGTCCAAGTATACATCAGTGTGCACACCAGACAGTTCTAACTCCAGCTCATTGATGCGAGACTGAAGTTGCATGATGAAAAGGTCTGACTCAGTGGTTGTGTCATGAGCCAAGACAAAGTAAAAGGCACCAACAAGTATAATGTTGAATGCCATTGAGGCAAGGAGGATATAAAACATGATGATGGGATTAAAGGGGAGTGGCTATCACCTCACCCCCCATGATTTAATTCATAGTGCTCACGAAGACGTCTCTGGACCTCTTCTTCGACGTTGACCTCGTGCTCTTGGCACAAGTGTACTTGGTGGCGAGCATCATCGAGACGCTCTTCTAAATCCTTGACCTTGTTCTTCAGAGAAGCATTCTCCATTGACAAGACAAGGATGGTGTCAGTGAGCTCCCTGGTTGAGAGCTGCATTGAGTTAACAAGACAAAACTGTGACATGTGTCATAAACTTGTATATGCCATGGTTGGCATGGTGAGAAAAAGTGGTAGAAAGTGGTGCATACGACCTGGTAGTCATACGCACGCACTTTGTACCTGAGATGGTTGGCCGAGCGTAGACCTCAAAGGTCTAGCTGCTCGAAGCGACGCTCCAGTCGTGCGAAGAGACCATAGTCTCCTTCCTCGACGAGCAAGCGGTCACGCCATTTGGCGTCCGCGGCAAGGACGTCTACGTCCGCGTAGAAAGAGATGGGCTCGTCCCCATCGATTGCAAGCGCCAGCTTGTCTGGCTTGTCAAGGTCTTGCATAACAATGCAATTCTTCTTAGTGTACTTCGCCATGGCGATTTAAGTATTAAAGTGTGAAACAATGTACTCCCGGGGGCTGTCGAAGCCCGCCACATAGCTGGGGTCTTTGAATGTGTAGGTTCACGCTCTCAAAAAATTTTTTGTTATATTTGCGCCATGGCAAAGAAGCAAACACCATTCGACATGTACATCAAAAAAAATGTATCAAGACCCGGAGTCCATGGTAAAACTAAATCGTCTAAGCACAAGTCTTCTAAGCTTTACAAGAAGGCATATCGCGGCCAAGGCCGTTAGTCTAATAGCACTACTACTAGTATCGCTAACTGCTCTATCCCAGAGCTGGATAAACCTTGAACTGCAAGCAGATCAGTATGGGGGTGAAACAACTTGGGAGATAGTACAGGGCGATAGTGTATTTGCATCAGGGGGACCTTACGGGTCTTTCGAGTACGTACAACAACTCATACCCCTACCACCAGGTGAGTACAACCTAGTTGTCAATGATGCATTTGGGGATGGCATCTGTTGTGACTTCGGGGAGGGCTGGTTTGGTATAGAGAACACATGTAGCGTATCACAATCAGTGTACGACTTTGCAACTGCGCAAGTAGTAGTGTATTTTGATTTGCTACCATGCCCCCCACCTATAGCTGGATGCAGTGATGAGACAGCAAACAACTACAACCCAGATGCATACTTCGATGATACCTGCATCTACGATGTAACATTTAGACTAGACCTCAACGGACCACACCCACCACAGATAGTTACCCCAGAAGTAAACTCTAACGTAAACGGGTACTGCGGGTCGTGTTGGGCCATGAGTGATGACGATCAAGATGGGGTGTGGGAGATAACAGCCCCCATGCCAGAAGGGGAACATCTTTGGAAGTTCTCTGCAGACAATTGGGAGATACAGGAATTGCCAGTAGGCGTTTCTGAGTCTCCCTGTTTTTTGTTCGATGAGTTCGGGTATGTCAACAGAACCATAAACGTACAGGGTAACATGACACTCCCACCATTGTGTTGGGAAAGCTGTTTACCATGCGGGGCCGTACCAGGCTGCACAAATCCAAACGCCAGCAACTGGAGTCCATGGGCAAACTTTGACAACGGGTCATGCACAGGCCTTGGTGCTGACTGTCAACCGTGGGAGACAGAGATTACCACTACACTTATCGCAGACAACTACCCCGAAGAAACAAACCTGAACGTATACAATATTACATCTGACGAAGAACTGCTAGATATATCTGTTGGGGACATACCACAGCTGGTCATTGGTGTGCCACTTGTGTTCTCTACATGTGCTACAGTTGGGGATGTTGTTGAGGTAGAGATAGCTGACAGCTACGGTGACGGACTTGGGGCTTCTCAGTGGGGCGGACAGGACGGAGATCTGTTTGTTGTGGCATGCGGAGATACTCTATGGGACCTGCCTGAAGCTGACTTTGGGTACAGCACTTTCTCAGAGTTTACCACACCTACATGTGTCACTGTCGAAGACGTAGTAGGATGTGGAGACCCAGACTACCTAGAGTACAACCCAGATGCGACCATACAACTAGATGTGCTGTGTGAAACTCTTGCAGTATACGGTTGCACAGATACACTGTACTTCAACTACGACTCTCTTGCCAATGCAGAAGACGCAATAGATTCCTGCTTCTATACGCTCACTATTACAGACGGTATCGGAGATGGGTGGTTTGGGAGCTGGCTTGGTGTCTACCAGAACGGGTGGGCATCACCACAATACAAGATGGGGCCAAACGATGGGACAGAAGAAGTGTTCGATATATACCTGTCAGCTGAGGAGGAGATAGAGATGTTCTTCTTCACAACCCCGCAGTCACAGAACCAAGTCAACCAGTGCGGGTTCACGCTTGTTGGCCCGACTGGGGACACACTGATAGATATCTCACAGTGGAGCATTACCCCGTTCCCCAACACATACAGTGTAACTCCATACTGCGGCAATACATGTATACCATTTGCATACGGATGCACTGATGAGACTGCACAGAACTATGATGCATACGCAAACACAGAGAATGGTAGCTGCTACTACAACGCTGGGTGCACACAAGCAGGCTATCTAGAATATTACACCCAAGGGTACGAAGCTGATTACGACGACGGATCATGTGAGACATTGGCTGTCTTTGGGTGCACAGATGAAGAAGCACTCAACTACGAGCCAGAGGCGAACGTTGACAACAACAGTTGTATAGCCGTAGTCGAGGGCTGCATGGACCCAGACGCATATAACTACAACGAAGACGCCAATACTTCTACGCAGTGTTTGTATGATGCAGGATGCATTACAGGACCAGGACAACCCTACTGGGCAAACGACAACTGCTACACGTGGGTTATAGAAGTTGACCCATACTGCTGTGAGGTGGGGTGGGATGCACCATGTATGGAGCTATATCAATACTGCGGCAATCAAACATCTAGCGTAGACGTAGCCGTTCAGTCTTTGCTGCACTTCTTCCCTAATCCTACAGACGGGGAGATACGTGTGCAAGCACCCATAGGCACAGTCATTACAATTGTGGATGCTTCAGGCAGAAAGATAATAGAGACAGAAGACACTAGAATACATCTCCCATCTGCGGGTGTGTATGTAATCATGGCCAACTACAAAGGCCGAATCAAAAAAGAAACAGTAGTAAGGCAATGAGATATTTAATCACACTTGTGCTTGTAGCACTTACCTTTAACACAAATGCCCAAGATTTCTATAACAAAGTTCTTAGAAGAGCGACGTTCTATGCGGCGGCTAATGGAGGCAACTCGGTATCTGATCTTAACACATACTCTCTCTCTTCCGGATCACTTACGACCGGGACTGTTGAAACGCCCTTTGACTATTCTATTACGCTTGGGGTCCGCAAAATTGCGCGTTTTGGCTATGAGAACAGAGCTAATGTGTTTTACAATGGCACTGAAAACACGTACGGGGACGCAGCAACCGTTGGAAAGCGAAACGGATTCGAGTTTCTCGCAGAGGCAGATTGGAGAAGACAGCAAGGAAGAAACTTCCTAGACCAAGACTACTTCGTACGTTACGTAGCAGACCACTGGATAGTCAAAGCAGAGTACCTGGCAGACGGGTTTGCTGACATACGATACTTCGAAGGGTCACAAAGACTGCGTACTCAGATTGGGAAGAAGCTGTCACTCAACGTTGGGATAGTCCAACGCATATCTGAGCCGTACGGGTACGACCCCCTGACAGAGCTCATGCTAGACGACAACCAAATACACTATACGTCGTTAGCATTAGAAGAAGGATATACAATAGATGTTAATACAGGTGAGTTTTTTGACCCAAACGGGGAGCTTGTAGCGAACGACCCGGCTGTCTGGGAACAGGTGGTGATACCACAGGTGCTCACCGACTACGTAGCCAGAAAACGCTCTGAACTCCCCAGCCAGTGGGTGCACTCAGCAGTTATAGGCTACGACTTCTACCACTACGACAAAGACTTTTGGCTACACTCATGGGGTAACTTGATGCCCTTTCACCTAGACACAGATGATAACTATTCTTACCACCGCTTTGTTAATAGCTCACAGTGGGTAGATTATTCTGTAGGACTTATATTTGGAGTAAAGTTCAACAAAAGCTTTGGGGTATTCCTAGAGGGCAAGTACAATAGGTACTGGGATAGAGAGTGGCATGACTTCTCCGTTGGGTTGAACTACATACTTATTTAAAATGGCACAGCAAATAGGAGAGGACACTAAGGTAACTCTAGACCTGAAGACTATAGGAATGGCTGTTGCAGGTATTGGGACAATCGTAGCAATGTGGTTTGCATTGCAGGCGGACATAGCAGAAGCAAAGGAACTCCCAGAGCCAGCAGCCCCCGAGATTACACGCATGGAGTTTGACATGAAAGACCAACTGGTCAGACAAACTATCATGAGTACACAAGAAGATGTGACTGAGATCAAACAAGACATCAAGCGCATCGAAGAAAAAATAGACCAACTAAAATGAGACATGAGAACTGCACTAATTGCTGCACTATTCTCTGTGCTATTCTTGGCACCTGTCCCTTCAAAGCCTGATCTAGGCGGGATATGTGTTGTAGAATTTAACGCAGATTTTAACAAGCAGAATAGCGTACCCTGGATAGAGAAACTATCAGAGTGTAACGCTGTACGGGTAAACATCTCGGCTGAGCCAGAGATGCAAATGGAACACAAGATTGTTGTTGTACCAACGATCATTGTATTCAATGAGGGCGAAGAAGTTGAACGCTTCCAAGCCAATATCATGATGACTATGGAGACCACCAAGAACGAAGTTCAAGAGGTGGTTGATGAAATTATTTTGAGCGACTTCTAAGTTGTTGTATATTCGCACCGAAACCGCTTCCTAGCGACCGGCCCTGGGTAATCAAAAAGGGCCTAGACATCGGGTTACAGTAGCTGTCACCATAGGCAGTGAACGTTGTCCCCGGTAGTTTCGCAAAGTGCGTTGGTATAAAACTCGGGTGGGAACCAGGCTATAGGCTGATAGAAATGCCCCCACGTAGGCTTAAGACGGCGAGTGGAAGTCCAACTGCTAAACACAAAAACCAAGGGGGTAAATTGTATCCAGTCATGAGAGAAATCAACCGCATCATCATCCACTGCTCCGCAACGAGAGAGGGACAAGACATAGACGCAGCTACAATCAAGAAGTGGCATACCGAAGACCGAGGATGGTCGGATATCGGGTATCACTATTGTATCAAGCTTGACGGTACTTTAGAGGCTGGAAGACCGCTCGACCGTGCAGGGGCACACGTCAAAGGACACAACTCCGATTCAATAGGTATCTGCTACATAGGGGGCGTAGAGGAAGACGGTAAGACACCGAAGGATACAATGACCCCAGCCCAGGAGCACGCAATGCGTGAGCTGATCTTCTCGCTGCGTATGGTATGGGACAAAGAGTTGACCCTACACGGGCACAACGAATATGCCAGCAAAGCATGCCCTAGCTTCAAAGTCAGCGAAAAATTCGCAGATATCTTGTAAAGCATTTGGTTATATAAGACCCACTGTTATATATTTGTCATAAACCAAGCATTATGGCAAGTATTAATTTCAAACCAACGCGGGACTGGGTAGTGCTCCCGATGCAACGTAAGGACAAGACCGATAGCGGTATCGAACTTGTTGGGGGTGCAGAAAACTCACTACGTACTAACATTCTTAAGGTAATCGCTGCCGGACCACAATGTCAGATGGTCAAGGAGGGCGACACAGTTATGATTCACCCTAACTCAGAAGGTCTTGTGATCAATCTGGATGAGGGTGAGTTTGTCATGGTTAACGAATTCACTATCTGCGGTGTCATACCGGACTGATGGAAGGAAGCGTAACCATACCTATCAAAGCGTTTGATGAGTTGAGGTTGGCCAAAGAAACAGCTGACGAGAAGGAGCAGAACCTACACAGAGCAGCTAGAGAGCTAGAAGTATTCCTGTCGTTCTTGGTGACAAGAGACAACATACAGGAGTTTCTAGATGAGTTCAACAGGCAATCCTCCACTAGCCGCATCAACATAGACGACGGGAGAGCTAAAATAGTATTCAGATGAGCAGTAACATTAAGATAGAAGTGAAGACTACCTACCAGTTTCTGCAGGTGTTTAACGGAATACTTGAGCTGACTGAGAAAGAGCTGCAGGTACTATCCAGTTTTATAGACCTGGGAGATACAGTAAACCTGTGCTCTGCAGACAACAAGAAGAAGGTAGCAGAAAACCTAGATGTAAAGGACCCAAACACCCTGAACAACTACGTAAAAAGACTGAAGGACAAGGGGGCAATCAGAAAAACAAAGAACGGGTACAAGCTATCCGGTCTGCTAAGTCTTAAGAACAATGTAACAATAACTGTAAAAGATGCCCGTGTTTGATGTGTTTGTCTACGATCCCTGGTACATATCAGTAATATATAACCCAAGCGGGGCACAAGCAGTAGTAATCATACAACACTTAGAAAATGGGGAAGAAGAAACCATCGATGCTGGATATGCTTAAGAACTTTGCTAAAGAGGTAAAAGACTATGCAAAGGAAGGCGCACCCAACGTTACAGAAGAGGTATACGAAAAGAGACTAGGAGAATGTGAAGCATGCGAACATCTCAGAAAAGATGTCATGAGATGTGGCAAGTGCGGATGCCTAGTGGAGCACAAAGCCAAATGGGCTACATCCAGTTGCCCAGACAAACGGTGGCTCAAAGAGGTAGTAGGGGCAAGCGGGAGAGCAATTGCTCTTAAGAAGAACGAAAGACTGGAGAAAATAAAGGCTGCCAGAAGAAAGAGAAGAGATGCAAGAAAAGGTAATTCTACAACGTCTAGCAACTAAGTATGGGTTATCTATACAGAAAGTTGAGGAGGCAGTCTATTATCAGTTTAAATACACTGCACGCATAATAAAGGATGGCGGCTTTGAATCAGTCAGATTGCCGTATCTTGGTAAGTTTCATGTCCTACCTGGACGACTAAAACATTTGAACAATGTCAAATATGACTCAAGATAAACTACTTTACTTTAGAGACAGTGCTCGACGGGAGGTATTCTACCCGCTTAGCAGGCTCAAGGGAATAAAGAACGACTTCTCCAGCACAGGGACAGTAGAGTTTTGGTTCTCGTCAATGAAACATGCTGGACAAACTAAGGTTGCGTATGAAGGAAGCAATATTGACGGTGACGACTTTGTAAGAATAAAGTTCAACGATAACTCCTTTGTATATGGGGCAATACTTTACTTCTGGCAAAGAGTTTACACTGCAAAGACCGTCATATTCAAAGTGGTGGACGCAGTTGACGACGGCAATGGACACTTCACGTTTGCAGCATTTGGGCAAACCTACAATCAGTATTTGATTGGGCACGCAACAAATACAGCTGCAACTTCACCAGACCTCGCAGACTCCTGCGTAATTAACCTTCAGGTAGACGCGTGAGAGACTTGATAACTGTCAGTAACAACGTAGTTGTCCCAAGCGCGTACGCACTCACCATCAATGAGTTCAAGGGTTTGAAAGGGCAAGAGCTGGGTGCGGTATACTTCTATGCGGACCACCGCTCCCCCTACGCTGTGTACGACAGTAAAGAACGTGTCGGTAAAATAGGCCAAGATCTCAAGGTTAAGTTCACACCCAAAGTGATGGGTGCAGTCGACAAGTATAAGGAACTCTCAGAAACATCAGCAATCAAACTGTTAAAATCTGCACGTAGTTCGGTAACTAAACTGGAGAGGTACTTTGACACAATAAACCTAAACATACTGGATGACCACGGCAAGCCCATATACCACGCCAAGGACCTGATCGCCAACCTGGCAAACATGGGCAAGGTTGTCAACGGACTGGAGGAGTTGGAGGCAATCGTCAAGAAGCACGAACAGAAGGAGAACCCCAATAGAGGTGGTGTAGTAACCAATAAGTACTCGCAGTAATGGACAGGCCTACTAAATACGTAATAGCAGGCTACAATCAAAACCACAAGAAAACTGTGAAGGAAGTTGTCAGGGAGCTGACCAATCTAAAGGTTGCCAACCAAAAGCTTAGACCTAAAGAGTTGGCGCATACACACTACGAGTTCTGCATACTGCACCCCAACTGCATATTTAACAATCCTAAGATACCAGGTAAAGTAGCAGAGTGGGAGTTGGAGCAGATGAAGAACTACAACATAAAAGTCATATACCTCTTCTCGTACCACACAAAACAAAAGGCTGTAAACCTAAACGCATACTACAAGTACTATAAGGACCACGTGGACTTGGTGATACTAGAAGAAATGTTCAAGGACGATGGCCTGCACTTAGAAGCAGTTCTGTCCTCTTACTTCAAAGACCATGTTTCATAACTCAGCTAAATACTCACCGGCAGCGCAGCACTATATAGACTTTGGGTTTTATACAGATGCATTGCCTGGGACAAAAGAGTACTACGACTACTGGGATGAACAGAAAATAAGATGCACGCAGGGGTATTTAGACATAACGGGGTATCACTATTTCTACCTAAACTTCTGCCCTATCGACCGAGTCGTAGACGAATTCATGGCAGATGGCACAAAGATCGCACGAAGAGAAAGAACATTTCCTGCCTTCTACGACGGAGACCACCATTACTTCACTGCGGTAGACGAAGCCAGAAAAACAAACAAGCACCTGGTAGTTCTCAAGGCACGCCGTAAGGGATTCTCATACAAGGCGGGGGCTATGCTGGCTAGGAACTACTTCCTGATGCGCAACAGTAAGAACTACGTATTTGCATCGCAGAAAGAATACCTGATTGGTGATGGACTGCTCAGCAAAGCATGGGACTTCCTGTCATTTGTAGATGACAATACAGCCTGGACACAGCCACGACTACGTGACCGTGAGATGCACAAGCAATCAGGGTACAAGAAGAATGTAAATGGGGCAGATGTAGAACTTGGGATGAAGTCACAAATCATTGGGGTATCTCTGAAAGACAACCCAGACAAGGTTCGTGGTAAAGCAGGTGATCTGATTTTCTTCGAGGAGGCAGGGTCATTCGGCGGTCTACTTAAAGCCTGGGAGGTAGCCATGCCTACTATGCGTCAGGGCTCTAAGACACTGGGCACCATGATAGCATTTGGTACAGGTGGTGAGGAAGGCTCTGGCTTTGATGGCATGGATGAACTGTTCTACCACCCAGAGTCCTATGACTGCATGGCCTTTGACAATACGTGGGATGCAGGAGCTATGGGAACCAAGTGTGGGTACTTCGTACCTATATACCAAAACCTAGACGGCTTCATAGACGACAACGGTAACTCAGAAACAGAAAAAGCAAAAGATCATGAGGAGCTACAGAGGGAGAAGAAGAAAGGGGCCAATGACCCAAAGGCGCTTGACCAGTATGTCGCGGAGCACCCGTTCACACCACAAGAAGCAACGCTACAGGTCACAGCAAATCTTTTTGATGTCAACAGTCTTAAAGAGCAGTATAACAAGGTTAAAGCTCATGGGCTGCAGACTGAGGGAACTGCTGGGGTAATGTACCACAACAAAGAGGGTAAGGCCACCTTTAGACCATCAGGAGATGTGCACCCTGTATACAAGTTCCCGCACAGAAAAGGGGACAGGACAGAAGGTGCTGTAGTAGTCTATGAAGCTCCTTACAAAACAAAAGACGGAGATGTCCCACACAACTTGTACCTTATATGCCATGACCCCTACGCGCAGGAGAAGTCAGGAAGCAACGAGTCGCTGGGGGCAGCATACGTAATAAAAAGACCTAATAACCTGTCCAAGCCGGACGATATAATTGTAGCAAGCTATGTTGGGAGACCACGAACGCAGGATGAGTACAACCAAAATCTATTTATGCTCGCTGAATACTACAACGCAAAGATCGGGTTCGAGAACGACCGTGGAGAGCTTATTGCTTACGCGAAGAGATATCGCAAGCTACATAAGCTACAAGAAGAGTTTGAAATGCTCGATAAGCGGGAGCTCAGATCTAGGAATGTAAGACGTCAGTATGGCATGCATATGACAGAGCAGCGTAAAAGACAAGGAGAGTTATATATTAGAGATTGGCTTACAACACCGCGAAATACTGACGAGGATGGTAATATAATGCTTAACTTGCATAATATCTATGACCCTGCTCTTTTGCAGGAACTCATCAAGTTTAACCACAAGGGTAACTTTGATAGGGTAATGGCACTCATGGTTGGTATGTACCACACACGAGAGTTATATAATAGAGAAGTTAGTGAAATTGTAAACGATAGGTCGGCGGACGACTGGTTTGACCGACTTTATAAGTAATTTTAGCAGATGTACGGTACCTATAAAATACCGCAACAACGTGTTTCCAGAGCGAAGAAGACCAAGAAGTGGGCGGAGCAATGCGTTGAAGCGTATATAGACATGTCAAAGTTTGGGATGTCAGAAAGACGATCTACACTCAAAGCACTGTACGAATACTACAACGGCAACATCAATGACGAGGACTACAAGTATGTCCTCAAGCCGTATGGGAAGACAAGATCTAACTTCCCGTCACAGATGAGAAACTACCCCATCATCAAGCCGGTCATCGACTTGTTGCTGGGCGAGAAGTCTAAGAGACCGTTGAACTACAGCGTCATCGTAACAAACGCAGATGCTGTGACGAGAAAGGAAGAAGCCAAGAAACAAGCCCTGTTTACCCAGGTCCAAAAAATGTTTCTTAATGAGCTGAGCAAGAATACGGAGCTGGTAGAAGCCCCTGAAGAAGTGCCACTGCCTGAGGAGATCATGGAACAGTTCGAGCGCACGTATGTAGACAACAGGGCAATCAAGGGCCAAGCTGCATTGAACTACATCATGCAGCGGGAAGAGATGTACGACAAATTCCAGAAAGGCTTCTTCCACTATCTCGTTACCGGTGAGGTGTACTCACACAAAGGTGTGCGCAATGCAGAGCCATTCTATGAGATACTGAACCCACTAGATATTGACTACGACAAAGACCCAGACATTGAGTTTGTAGAGGACGGAGACTGGGCTATCGTCAGGAAGTTTGTACACGCATCAAGTGCAGTGGACATGTTTAGCCCATTCCTTACGCCTGAGCAGGTACTGCAGCTAGAGAACCCAAAGCAACAATCTACAGAGTCGTACCTGTTGTACAGAGCAGAAGCCACTGGGGCAGAAGATAACATCTTCCGTAACCGACTGGTGGAGGTAGTTACTGTGTATTGGAAGTCACGCAAGCGCATTGGGTTCTTGACTTACAAGGACAGAAACACAGGAGTCATAGAAGAGATGCAGGTCGAAGACGGATTCCGCATACCACCTGATCTCAAAGAACAAGGCGCCAAGATTAAGTACGAGTGGATAAACGAAGTGTGGGAAGGCACGCGGATAGATGGGGACTTCTACATTAAGATGAACCCTGTCACCAACCAACGTACATCTATAGACAACCCATCACTCTGCAAACTGCCAGTCAATGGACGAAAGTACTCAGACATCAACGCTGACAACATATCAATTGTATCACTGGGTGTCCCATTCCAGCTCAACTACAACATCTTTAAGTATAGAATGGAGCTGGCGATCGCAAGATCAAAAGACATCGTAGCCCAGTTTGACATCAACATGATACCCAAGAAGTGGGACATGGACAAGTTCATGTACTTCGTTGAGGGTACAGGTATTGCGTGGGTTGACTACAATAAAGAAGGCATACAGCTGTCACCGCAGCACCAGTCAGTGCTTGACATGTCTATCAAAACAATTGACCAGTATCTCAGCCTGCTCGAGTCTATTATGCAGGAGTGGGAGAAGATATCCGGAGTAAATAGACAACGTCAAGGTGCAGTAGGACCATACGAAGGCAAGGCTACATCGCAGCAGGCTATCGTACAGTCATCACACATCACAGAGGACATCTTCCGTAAGTACTCAAGGTTTGAGCAACGAGAACTGCAGGGCCTGATCGATTACTCCAAAGAAGCATGGCTGTCCGGTAAGAAGGGCATGTACGTCATGCCGGATATGACTACAGAGATGATAGACATCGACTCTATGCAACACATGGAGACAGAGTATGGCATCTTCGTGTCTGACGCAGGTAGAGATCAGGACAAGCTCGAGCAAGCAAAAGCATTGTCTCAGTCTATGATACAGAACGGGGTACCAGCATCTGCTGTGCTCGATTTGTTCGACACAGAAAACTACGCAGGCATCAAGGATAAGATTGAGCGTGCAGAGAAAGCACAGAAAGAGTTGGAGCAACAGCAACAACAAGCTCAACAAGCTGCTCAGGTCGAACAGCAGAAGACTCAGCAGATGCAGATACAGCAAGACGCACTTGAGAAAGAGAAAGACCGCCAGCTGCAGATCGAGCTTGCACTCATCAAAGCCGAGGCTACAGATAGCCAAGATAAGTTGAACATTGACCTAGCCAAGATGCAGCAGAACTTTGAGCTAAAGCAAAGAGAGCTGGACTTGAAGCAACAGGCGTTGAACAAAGAGGGGGATCTTAGACCTGACGGAGCATGACAAACGCCGACCGTAGACGATTACTAGAAGAGTTTAGAGCATCCGGTATGGAGGGCTCTATTCTTGACGTGTTCAAAGCCTACGAACAGGGCAGAGATATTATTGCTGAGCACAAAGCTCAACAGCAGGCGGGAGAGCCTCTGCGTGCAGAAACACCAGAACAGCAGAAAGAAGGGTTACGACCATACCACCAGGCTGGTCAAACAGATCAGACCATGGTGTTCCCAGACGTAGAACCAGGTGCTGTATTTAACACACGGGGCATGAAAGCCCCCATTGACATAGAAAAGGTAGACAAGAGCGGGCACATCGTTGAGTCCTACAAAAGTATACCACCCGGCATACAGCAGATACCTACGGGCCCGTACGAGGGTGACATCATAGAGTCACCGGCACAATATCAGAAAGGGGGCGATGTAGAAGACAAAGAAGAGAAGAAGCAAGACGTATCGTTGACGTGGTCAGAAAAGACTGGATTTGACAACAACAAGGTACCCGGCACACGGATCATGACCTTCGCAGACGGCACGCAGATGCCAGTCCTGTTAGGCACAGCAGAAGTTGTAGCAAACAAAGACAGGCAAGGGTTAGACTCAGTAGAGGATGTACTGCAACGTACCAACGCAGGTATTGCAGGGGACTACTCCAAGATAGACGAGGGCGAACGCGAAGAATACGAAACCGGGGTTACCAAAGATATAGGAGAAGCGGGTAAGACTATGATGAACGTAGCTACAGACGCATTATCATGGCCCGCTAGAATGACTACAGGTGCATTTCTAAACGTTGCCACAGGCAACAAGATCAACACAAACCCGTTTGCCTACACAGATGTAGCACGTGGTATAGAACAAGACAACTACTCACCGTCTACAACACTGGACCTAACTGGTGGTAAAGGAATGGCAGCAGACATGCTGCTTGACCCAACCATTGCATTTGGTGCTGGAAGAGGGTTGCTGAAAGGCATGCAGGGGTTAGGTAGATTTGGTCTTCAGTACTCCAAAGTACCTTTTGGTTACAACCCCAAAGAAGTATTTGGACCTGTTAAGACATTGCAGAATGTCCTCAGTAAGAAGAAGCATGTAGAAAATGTAGCCAACTACACAGGCAGTATGCGAGGTCGGCGTTTACCCTATGATAAACTTCCTGGACACGTGAAAAGCCAAGCTCAGTCAAGAATAGATGCAATACGATTAGCTCTTGGTAAAGATCAGAGATTCGGGTCATATGTACCTACTGGTGGAGCCAGAAACGAATACAGGTTTGCAGCCCCAGAAGCCGCCGAAGCCAGAGCTAAATACGTTAGAACGCCCGGGACGTCTAATTTTGGTTTTAAGGTAGAAAAAGATGGTAGCGGGCTAACAAGAGACTTTAGGCGAGCTGCGGAAAAAGGAATAGAGGAGGGAACGGGAACTAGTGTAGGATACAGAGATCAGTTGCATGGTGTGATGGGAGGTTACAGAATGGAGACAAAGGCTAAGCCTGGAGGAGGTCTTAAAATAGACATGGTAGACGACTGGGATCTGCAACCCTTCCAACAAAAGATGAGGTTTCTTGAGAAAGACTCTCCACTATCGAAGATTCCAAAAAGACTAAGAGATAAAATACAGGAGTTCGAAGTATTCGATGCTTTAGGTGGTAAACCTATTCGTATAAGACAAAGCTACGACCTTGACTACGTAAATAGAGTTAGTGGACCAAAATTTGGACCTAAACAATACTTACCAAGTGCCGAAGAACTAAAACAAAGGTACATAGACTTTCTGACCAAGGAACATGGTATGTCTCTTGAGGCTGCAAAGAAGCAAGCAGCTGAGTCAGGGAAATACCAGGGAGGGAAATACTGGGAAATGCAAGCCAAGGACTACGCAGACCGTATCATGCAAAGCGATGATATGTACCGGGGAAACAAGATACCTGGAGTACGTCTTACAAACAGAGAAGGGGAGAAGTTGAGGGACTTCACTGAACCAAAGTTCGTTAGACGTTTTTCTGGTGCGTTCAACCGTAGAGGCGGAATGGTAGATAGACGAAATAAGCGCAGAAAGCGCAAGTGATATATAGTAATAGCGAGTATAGAAAATAATTTTACAGATTTACAAACCAAACACGTAATATTTTTGCAACATGTCAGACCCAAACAACAAGTTAGATTTTAGTGCCATCTCCTTCGACAGTGTCATTGGAGACGGTGCAGAAGGGCTGGAAACAGCCGAGGTGCCTCAAGACGTTGAGGAAGTTAGTGACGAAGTCATTGACGAAGATCCTAGAGAATACGGAGACGAAGACTTCGAAGACGGTGTAGATGAGCACGAAAGTGACGATGAAGACTACAGCGTTGAAGATGACTACGACGACGATGAAGAAGATGAGGATGATGAGGATGATGAGTACGACGATGACGAACTCACAGACGAAGAGTATGACGAGCTCCCCATCTCAGAAAAGATCTCCGATATTCTCGGAGTTGAAATGGAATACGAATATGCCGACACAGTCGAGGGATTAACTAACTACGTTAGAGATGTCTCAGAAAACCTTGCAGAAGGACAGCTGCAAGAACTGTTCGAGCAGTACCCCGAAGTAGGTGCTCATCTAGAGTATGTACTTGCCGGTGGTGACCCACAGGAGTTCTACGCAGCGAATAACCCAGGCTCAGATTACAGCCGCATTCAGCTCAGCGAGGACGATGTTACACTCCAACGAGCTATGCTTGGGGAGTACTACAAAGCTATGGGCCACGAAGATGAAATGATTATCGAGATGCTCGATGACTTTCAGCAAACAGGCAAGTTGCATAACAAAGCACTTGTAGCACAGCAACAGCTGGTCAACATGCAAGAGGCTCAGAGACAGCAGATGTATGAAGAACAACTTGCAGAAGCTAAAGAGATAGAGCAAGAGCAACAAGACTTCTGGGGCGGTGTAGCAGAGTACATGTCAGATGACAACGAGTTCGGGGGTATTGTTATCCCAGACTCGGACAAGCAAGACTTCTTTGACTACATCTCTGCACCAATCGACGAAGAAGGCAATACACAAAGAGATTTAGACTACGCTGATGCTGACATTGACATCAAGCTTGCGATAGACTACCTCATGTATAGCGGGTTTAACCTCGGAGACATCATTGACACAAAAGCACGTACGCAGAGTGTCAGAGGTCTGAGAGACCGCATCCAAGCAAATGAGGAAAGAGTCAAGAGCGCTCGTAAGGCTCAGCGTAGACAACAGACATTTGATCCAGATCAGCTGGACATAAACGCGCTTTTTTAAGCAAAACTTTAAAATAAACAATCATGGCTTTGATGCAAGTACTTAAGTCGTATTACAACGACCAGCAGATGACCGACACTAACTCGTTGGTCAACGCATTGATGGAGAAGCCCGAAGAGCTCTCTCCTATTATTACGCACTTGGCCGGACGTGAAGAAAAGAAGTTTCCACTTTCTTTCCTCTCTGAGGGGGTTGGCAATACACGCTCAATCGATCGATTCGAGTACGAGTACCGTGTCAAAACTCATGAGGTAAACGTTCGACCAGTGGTTTCATCTACCGGCACTGGTGCAGGTGGTGCAATGTTCACAATCGTCTTCCCAGACAAGTGGTTCATCTTCCCATACACTCTCGTTTCTAACGAAGGTAGCTTGGCAAGAATTATGCAAGAACCTAAAGTTGTTGGAGGTGGTTATGAGTACACGTTGCAATTGGTTTCTCCTGATAACAGCACAGGTTTGGTAGCAGGTGAGGTTGCAGCAGGCGCACTCTGGGGACAGTTGTACGCTAACGTCGGTATTGACTTCTCACGCGGAAACGCTTCTAACTGGACAGCTCCCGGGTTGGTCCGTTCTAAGATCGGTACCGTGCGTAAGTCTTACCACTTCTCCGGTAACGCTAAGGACTACGTTGCTGAGTTTACCCTCCCACTGAAGGAAGGCTCATCTACGAAGTTGTGGATGGACTACGAGGAGTACCGCCACATGCTCAAGTTTAAGGAAGAGTGTGAGATGTACTACTGGTATGGTGCTAAAACGCACGATGCTAACGGTAAGTCTACCATGCTCGACGAGAACGGACAGCCTGTGGTCTCTGGACCTGGTTTGTTCGAGCAGATCATCAACAAGGACACTTACTCTACTCTCACACAGAAGAAGATTGAGGATACTATTGGTGACTTGTTCTACGGAATGACCGACGCTACCGACAAGCAGGTGACATTGTTCACAGGTATTGGTGGTGCACGTGAGTTCGACAAGGCTCTCCGCGCTTACTACGCTAACGGTGTTAGTGGTACGGGTGTTACTACTGGATCAAGTGTGAACTCTTACCTCAGAACTACTGAGTCTAAGTTCATCACTGGTAGCGGTCGTAGCTTGGGTATCACTGGTTACTTCACCTCATACGACCACGTCGATGGTCACACGGTGAACGTGGTCAAGGTCCCATTGTTCGATCACGGTCCTGTTGCTCAGGCTTCTAATAAGCACCCTGAGACTGGATTGCCGCTCGAATCTTACAGAATGACATTCGTTGACCAATCTTCTTACGATGGAGAAAACAACCTCCAGATGATTCAGAAGAAGGGTCGTGAAATGCTTCGCTGGTGTGTTGCTGGTTCTGTTGTGCCTAAGGGCTTCGCAGAAACTGACACGCGAGCTTCAGATATAGACGGTGCTTCTGTGCACATGTTGAAGACAGCTGGTATCCTGCTCCGCAGATTCGATACTTCGCTCGACTTGACTTGCACTGCATCGTAATTTGGTGTTTGGTTTGCAAAGGGGGGAGCTGAAATGTCGGCTCTCCCCGATTTGCAAGCAAAGCAGTTTATTCTTAACTAAATAAAGAACATGAAAAAAGTTATAATCAGACGCAGAGAAGTCCTCGGCCACCTCCCAAAGGAGATTAGAGCTGCGGCAAAGATCAAGATAGGTTCAATCTATGTTGGTCGACAACCATTGAAAGGAGTAGAAGGGGAAGAAGCCCACAAGCTTTTGTCCGGTATACTCGACGTACCACCAGGACATGCAGACTGGCCTAGACAAGAAAAAGAGTTCTGGGCAAGCATGGCCCTAGCAATTCCCTTCGAAGGAAAAGAACTAGACATCACGACAGACGAAGAAGGTAATCCACACAACTTGATGGATTACGTTACGTTTAAGTGGTGTCAAAAACACAGACAGGTAGCTGACTCAAGGGAAGGCATGGATAAGGACAGACAAAAAAAGTTCTACATCTATGATCCACAAAGAGACCTGTTGAAGAAGAACGCCAAGGTTAAGGTTCAGAAGGAAGCAGACAAAGAGTATATCAAAGCATCTAGTGATGTATCTAAAATGAGACGAATCTATAGGCTGCTTGCTAAGGGATCTAACCCTGATAAGATGACTGACCTTGAGGTAGAGAATAATCTTTACGATCTTAAGTCTAAAGAACCAGCTAAGTTCTTGAAGCTTGTGCTTGACAAAGACCTTGACCTCAGGGCAGAGATAGAAGAAATGGTCAGCAAAGATGTGCTCCGTAAAATTGGAAATCAGTATATTTATGGAGACGAGACCATTGGAGAAAACGTAACCGACACCATTGTTTACTTCAAAAACAAAAAGAACTCTGGCGCAGTTAACGCGATCAGAGCTCAACTGAAATCACTAGCGTGACAATACAAGAGATGCACATAGCTGTCAACCTGGGGGTGCAAAAACTTGCATCTTTCCAGGTTGACAATCTCTTACCACAAGAGATCGACCATGAAATCAACATGGCCATACGTCGGTTTATCAACCAGCGGTATAGTCCCTCGTCCAATAGAAAGCAAAGAGGCTTTGAGCAGTCGCAGAAACGCATAGATGACCTGCGCAATCTGCTTGAAGACTACCACATTGGCATAAAAGTAAACGACAGCTTAGAGGAAGCAGTTGGATCAGGCAGTTTTTTTGGTACGGTATACACATCTCCAGTAGCAGGTAACATTCAACTAGAGAGATTCAAGCTCCCTCTGGACTATATGTACCTGATAAACATCAAAACTACGCTGCTAGACGGGTGTCACAAGCCTGTTGAGTTTGATGTAAACACAAAAGAAGAGAGATTTCTAAGAATAAGAGTGGGAACAAGCCAACCCGGCTTGGTATTGCGCCAAATAGACGTAGCATCAAGGACAGGAGGACTAGAAACCATCTTTTCTACGCTGGGCAACAGAAATAACTACGAAGATCTGCTCAATCCACTGCTGTATGCTGAGGGATTCAAGCCCAGTGTCTCTTTTCAGGACGGATTGGCTGACATGTTCTCAGAACTAGACGTTGCAGACTCACCTATTGCTGATTCTAACGAGTTTTTCTTGAAATATCCAACCAGTCGCCCCAATGCAAACGGGGACGTCACCACTTTTGTCAATTTTGTTACGGACGACCCCAACCTGGCTGGAGCTTACGCCGTAGTAACGTACGATCACCCGTTTAAAGAGCTTGTAGGCAGTGATACTGCTGTAGAGTACGCCATATTCGAGGCTCCGTACAACTCAGCAAAGAGATTTCGAACTGTGACCACAAAAAACAACACATTTGCACAGTTTAAACGCACACTTTGTAAGTCAGTCCAACATGACGACATCTTTGCACTGTTAGATGACCCATTTAACACTGCAAAAGCTTCGAATGTGATGTACACAATGCAAGAAAATTTCGTAGATTTATATTCTAACAACAAAACGGTACCCTTGGGGGTAACGATGAAGTATTTACGTAAGCCTATCAGCGTAAACATAGGTGCTGGTATAGGCTGCGAGCTGGCAGAGCACACTCATCATGAGATTGTGGAAATGACAGTGAAAAGCATCTTGGAGTCCTTCGAGTCACCAAGGTATCAGACGCAATCTGGGGAAGTCCTAGAGAGCGAATAATGTTTAATCCCTTAATAAATAGAAACAATGGGATCTAATTTGAATCAAGTATTTATATCTAACGCTTTGACTGTGATCGAAGGCACCCAAGCTCAGTTTGGTGGTAGCCTTGCAGGCGCAGCCGCTGGTGATGATGTAGGTATTTTCACGCTGGGTACAGGTACTCCAGCATACACTAAGACAGCACTCTACCAGAAGAAGTTCGCAGGTGTTGGAACTAACGTCGACACTAGTGACAGCGGTGCCGCTGACGACCCGCTCGAAGACTTGCTTACTACTGTAGCCCCAATCTGGACAGTGAGTGGTTTCCAGATTACACAACGTCCTTTGAGTGGTAACATCATTGCATCACCAATCATCGATGCAACTAGAGTTAAGCGCATCAACTACAACGGACACGTTGCATGGGCTGGTCATTTGGCAACTTGTGTTGATGCGACTTTCGACACTACTAACTCTGTTAATAATGACTCTTACCAGTTTAAGTTCATCATAAGAACAGTGCCTGTTAACCAGACTTCATTCTACAATGACGGTATGGGTGCAGTTGAGGGTACAGCTAAAGTGTTCCCCTTGGGTTCGTTCAACACTACGAATCACAAGGCAGTCAACATGACTGTTAAGATTGCTAATCACGCTGACGCTGATGATTCTACTAACATATCTAATGCTCAGGCTGCTGTTGCAGCACACCCACTCCTCAAGAACATGGTGTCTTGTACAGATGTTGGTGCTGACATGGTCTTCACCTCACTCCACCCAGGATTGTCTTTCGACTTGATCGTTACAAACTTGGATAGAGATGACGATGGTGTGGCTGCAGCTACTACTGGCGAAGTGAAAGGTGTTGGTAATGACTGGCAGGTTGCAGACGATGAAGCTCGTTGCCGTTACAGAAACGGAAGCTTTAACCGTATGTACTTCCCACAATCTGTGGATACATTCGTTACAGCAGGGCATGACTACGATAAGATTACTATCGAGTACGAAACGCCTAACTGGCCAAACGGTGCAGGTATTGCTCCTGCAGGTAGCACTAACATTGCTACTATTTACTACACGAACGAAGGTACCGATCCAGGTACTACAAGTACCAACGAGTTTGCTGACGTGTTCAACTTCGTTGAGAACGTTGACGAACAGTTTATTTGGTAATAAAATTGGGGGGCACATAGGGTGTCCCCCTTTATCACTTTCACATGGCACTTAGAGGTTTATTTTCTGGGAAGAAGGTATTGGTTACCCAGCGTGGTCTTAACCGCAATACGCAGTACACGATTAAGTTTGAGAACCTGACTACAGGAGAGACTCACACAATACGAAGACGTACGCGTGGGGGTAAGATTACAGCTAGCTTTGGTATGGACGCCAAGGGGGTACTCAAAGCAACCATGATCGACCCCGCAGGAGGTAAGACTAGCCAAGTGTCAGTAGTAACTGCTGATATAGATTGCTGCATTGCCAAACTGGTACATGACGCAATCAATTGCACATGCAAGTGCGATAAGTGCAAGGAGGATCTCAAACTCGCTGAGAGAATATTTCTACTGCTGCAGTCAGCTACATATGATGCAACACTGGGCAACATCAATGCAGCGACCGACAAGTACAATAAAGCAAAAGAATTCTGCACAGAGCGTTGTGCATGTGGATGTTGATACAGCATGGCTAATTTTATAATATACGGCACAAGGCTAGGAGATAGAAAGATGCCCACACTTCATGTTGTGGGCACTTATGCTAGTGGGGGGTTTGACCTAATTAACCTTGACCACAGCACCCAAACCGCCCCGCTCATGACCCAACACGGCTCGGTGGAGTCAACAGGTCTCACAGGCAGTATAGGTCCTGATTTAATTACAGGTACTACAGACAAAGACAACGCGACAGAGCTGTTCACAGAAGACGGTAACTTTGAGCTGGTAGGAATCCAGATAACTAAAGTTGGTGTAATAAAAAGAAACGGAGTTCAGTCCAGTATTGTTTCAGGTACCAGTCTTTCGAACTACGTAGAGAAGACCGAGCATAGGTATCTGCAAAATGGGCACCTCATGATGAAGGTCTACTTCAATGAGAATAACAGTAACCTTGGAGATGTAGAAGACGCCTTCTTCGTATCTGGGTGCGCTTTGCTGCAGGCAGGGTCCCAAGCTTTTCTAACAGACGGACCAAAGAAAAGAAAAGTACCGTTTGCTCTTACACTACCATTCCGGCCTAAAGGCGAGAACGTAGCACCATCACAAAACCCAACCATAAACCTAAACCAGTTTATATATGGGTCAGGGAACGACAACAACTTCGGCACAGAGGTTAATGTGCAGAACATGGGTCTGCCCGACACAGATGCAACAGGTTCTATAACTTGGAATACTGTTAGAACTCAAGCCTGGAACTTTGGGCAGTTTGAATCAGGCACTCTATCTAACAATGTTGGAAGCTTGCCTTTAGATCCAAGATTCTATCCCCACTTCGGTGATGCAATGATAACTGGGGGCAGTAAAATAGAAATTAAAAACAGGAGGATTGACACAGCCAGAAGTCTTGGGGATCTGTATACAGAGGGATCTTCACAAAAGAACCCGACTCCTGATGATGGATTAGACAACTTCGTATACATTGGTGACGTAAACCTGCACTCAGCAAGTGGAAGTTCCTTTGATCTTAGAGAGCTTCACCAGTTTGGGAGTCAGGCAATAGAAACAGCGGGGTCATTCAAAGAGACCTGGGGAAGGTTTAGGGGTTCTTGGGTAAACGGACCTGATGAAACTGGATCAGGCGATAGATATACTCGAGACGGGAGTTTCGGTGGCTTTCCTCAAGTGGGATCTGGAGAGGCGTGTAACGAAGCAAGGATGTTCGTCACCCACAGTGAGGGTATAGGATTCCCACACCTAGGACCAGGAAGCTTCAACCCTGGGGGTAAAGCCCACTTTTACTCTGATGGTAAATGCAGAAACCCTTACTACCCACAAAGAAACACGGCATTTAGTCACTATATAACCTTCTACAAAATAGCTGGGCACGGCACTAGTGTTCCAGAAGGGGCATACCTGCCGGACACTATCACTAACCTGCCTCTAAGCGACGCAGGCCAGTACCCATTTTACGTAGCAGAAAGCTTCAGAAAAAGTGTGCGCAGCACACAAGGCATTCAGGATGCAGATGCGGAGCAAATTGCAGCTATGGTTCCTGACGGCACAGATTGGTGGCAATCGCCACAGTCCGCAAGCTCTCCAGTAAGAGCAGTTTTGAGGGGGGCAATGAGCTGGCAGGACTACATATCCAACGCTTTTAAATGCACAGCTAACCCGGCAAACGATACCGCACTTCAGGTTATAGGGTCCTTAACATCTGCGGCTTCAGATGGGAGTATGCTCGTTGATAAATATGACATACTATTCTCTGGGTGCGTACCTACACACAATAACGCCAACGCGGCGTACTCGTCAGCTTTGAATCAAGGTTTAGGAATAACACAAGAAGCTGACCTTCTGGATGCGTTTGGGGTCACCATAGCGGGAGGCGACGCGGATGCCATAGATGAAAGCACCAAGATATACTTGTACACAGTATTCATGTACTCGGATCACCCTCAGCCTAGGATATATCCAGACGTTCAAGATCCTCCAGGTTATGACCTGTCTAACACAGACGTGTTTACTGGGATTAACGCATTCACGCATAGTAACATTACAGGTACTTATGATGTTGAGCACGTACAGCAGATGGTAAACCCAGACGGGATCGTATCAGCTTCTAATCTAATTGTCAACTGGGCTTCAGATAAGATTACTTTCAACTGTGCAGACAGAAACTCATCTGACTCAAATGTTACCACTTTCGTCCAGAACTCAGACATCGCACTGTTTGCAAACAACAATGGCTGTGACATAGATTCGTATACGAGATGTGGGTGTCAAAGCGCTGTAGAAGAGTTTGCTCTAGGAGAGCTCATAAACTTTACTTCGTTTGAAGGTGACCAAAATAGATTCGAGACTATCATAACGTACCCTAGACCGGTTACTACTAATCAGCTCGACACGATATCAGCACCAAGTGCGTTCCCTTCTATTCTGTACATCAACTCTTACTTTGCTCCGATAGACACTAGCACTGCGATAGATTCAACATTTGCTTCTGACTATCTAGAGAACAGCACCCCAACTAACGTTACATTTGACACAGCAGGTGGAGCTACACATACACATAGTTTTTCTGACCTAGGAATATCTAATTACGGGGCACTGCCATACATAACTGAGTTTAACGACAACTCAACAGATACAAATACGTTCACGTACTTGTACATGCCGGGCAGAGAGCAATTTGAGATAGAAGAGGAGAACGCATACTTTGTGCATGATGATTCTGGGGAGGCTCAAATATTCATGACTGTTCAAGGAGCGGGGTCAGACGAAAATGGTCCGAGTAATGATATACCTCACAGACAGATGCTTTTGTTCCAAGCACCAAGTCTTGATGTAGCAGGAACAAGCTTTAAGAGAGCACACTCGGATTTGTCATTCAGCCAAAACTGGGAAACCCAACCAGTAGAAGCGAGCTATCTCTCATTGGGCACAAACAGTGATTGTGATACAAATGATGACGACACCCCCAAAAGACGGATACGTAAGTTTGTAAATGTCACTGGTCCTAGCCGAGACTCGGGCGCTGAAGATGATGGAGATACAGGAGATGGTGGTCAACATGATGATGACAAATTGGGCTGTACAGACGAGACCGCAATCAACTTCGATCCCACGGCAACCACCGACGATGGCAGCTGTGTATTCTGTGATACAGTAGCAGGAGAGGGCGAGGCAGCATTGCTGCAAAATGTTGACCCATTCTTCTACATACCGTTTGCTTATTATGACTCAATAGTTGCTTCTCTTCAAGGCAGACTCCAAGGAACTCTTGACAGAACAACCGGCGCCTCTACAGGTGTGAGCTATGGTTCAGCATACGAAGTACCGTTTCCTAGTGGACAAGCAGGATCATTGACCTATGACTGGTGGGCAGGAAATGCATTCAATGCGTTCAATACTAGAGGCCCCAATGCAGATCAGACTCTGGGTGCGCTAAATACACCAAGTACGCTACCCACTGACTACACTGCTTCTCCATTTAACAACACTGCTAATTCTGCGTTTACATACTTCAGAGCCAAGTCTAGCGACACTCTGAGCGCAGCTTCAATAGCGCAGTATGGAACACAGTGGCAGTTCGGGGAAGACCTGACTGCTAACACAGCATTCATGGAAGGTGTTGAGAGTTTAATCGAACAGATTGCAACTGAGAATAGCAGCAACCTCCAAATTAGAATATACAGATATTCTGACTGGGAGACATACGTAGCTACAGGAGACAGCGCCACCATACCTAATGAAGACCAAGGTAACAATGGATGGTACCTAGACGATTACGGAAATGGCACATTCCCAATAGGAGCTCAGCCTAACGTGTACGTAGATAACGCTGGTGATTACTCAGCACTTAACCTGAACAGTGTTACCCCAATAGCTACAAGGAGCAACGAGAATAATGATGCTAGCTGGAACTTTAAATTTGATTTTAGGAACTACGACTCTCTCAGCACAACTGTTCCTACTGACATAGGATTAGAAGCCGGAGAGCAATACGTGGTGGTGTGGAGGTTGTTCCCAAAGAACAGCTGCACCAACGATAGAAAATTCTACTACTGGGCATCTAACTTCTTCGTTAAATACTGCGAGTGTACTAACCCTGACTCTGAGAATGTTGGGGCAGGTAATCCCAACAACGCTACTCCAGCACCTGTTGTCCCGTACACTCAATACCCTTGGAGTGGTGAGTCGCTGTTCCCAGGAGCTAACAATCCTCACGATGAAACTAGTTCAGGGTTGGGCATACCTGGAGCCATATGGCCTGGAAATTACTGCAGCATCAGTAACTCAGAAGTTGGCCTTAACAATACAAGACTGTGTGCGGACAGACAACCCGACGCTTCAACAGACTGTGATGGTTTTGCTTCTTGGTGTTTGTCAAACATACGCCCACTGTGTCAATATACAGAGGATGGGGTACCGTTTGGTACAGTATCCTTTGAGGTGCTAATAGACGGATTCTTTACACAGAGTGAACTTGATACATGGTCATTGGAACCCTTCGCCCCACCGTACCAGAACGCGAATACCACTGTAGACTTCTACTGGCAGATAACAGTATCGTTTAACGGTAGTGTGGATACAATAGTTCCATCTCACGTATATAATGCATCAACTAACACTTGGTCTCTCAATCCTACTGTCAGTGTTACACAACTTGCTGATCCAGGTGACAGCTCGTTCTACGGGCAAATAGCATCCATCTCATTTAATGATATGGAATGGGATGACTCTGATATCAATGCTATTGGGATGCAACTTCAGATGAATGTAGAACTGGAGTACCTAGGAATGGTGGATACTGCTGCTGGTCAGGGGAATGGGGGTACGCCTATATATGGCTATCCTGACTATGTTGTAGGAGCAGACGGTGTAACTTCTGTTGAGGCATGTCCTACCTACAGCATACCGTACACAGCAGACTTTGAAGATTGCGTAGAACTGGTCTCGGGGTGCACTGATCCATTGGCAACCAACTTCAATGAACTAGCTTCAGTTGATGATGGATCTTGTGAGTTTACCGACTGCACTGAACTTTACGACGCGTTCCGCAACTCCATATTCATTACGAACGTGGTCACCACGAACGACAACCTTGTGTGCGAATCCGTAGATGTAGAAGGTGTGACTGTAAATCAATACACACCGCAGTACCAAGGCACAATGACAATAACTGTGCAAGACTTTTCTCTAGGTGTACTGGGAGTAGGAGGCACAGCATCAAATTTCGTAATAGGAGTAGTGCGTATGCAGAGCGGAACAGTTAACAGCTTGCAACCATTCCTTGACGCATACGACAACAATGCTGCAACAATACAAGCCCTGGAACCAGGGGCAGCATTTACAGTTCCTGGGACCGGCAACAACGCATGTTTCGTGATGCCCACAGACGTTACTACTTCCGTAACCTCTGTAGCAGGTCAAGTAGATCCTGTAGGTACGCAAGGCCTACAAACAGTAACAACGGTACCAGAGTTTGCAATATTCAACACGCTGGTGGGTGACCAACAGGCAGGAGGATTGCCTGCTGGTCAGTACCTGATATTTGTGATACCTCACATTAACCTGGACTTGTACGAAGATGACGAATCCGGTATTGGTGAGTGCACTAGTCTGTTCTTGTCCTTCACTGACGAGATGACATTTGCAGGCATTGACAATACACTCGTAGATGTAAGTTGTCCTGAACCCTGCAATCAGTTTACTAACCCGGCGGATTGCCCTGACGCAATTCCAGGATGCACAGATCCTACAGCACAGAACTACAATGAAAGCGCTACATTCGATGACGGCTCATGCGAGTTCTGTGTAGACTGTGACCCATGTGACCTATACCCACTTGACCCAGAGTGCATAGAATGTGATAAAGGAGAAGAAACAGATATACTCTCTAGAGGTGCATTGGGTCTGGGAGCAAGGATAAGAGAATGTGACGGTGAAACGGACGAATGCTGTCCTGATCCAAATGCATGTAACTATTCATCAAACTGTGAGGCAGGCAACTTTGATACCTGTGAATACGATTGTACAGACGGGGGAGAAGACTGCGATGAGACTCAAGGAGACTGTGATCCAGAACCACCATGCCCAGACCCAGCTAATCCAGTTTGTGATGGAGAACCTACGGGTAGCTGTGTGGACGACGGTGACTGCCCATGTGTAGATGACCTATGTAACCAGGACTGCATCTTTGAAGGCAACTGTGAAGAAGATACTGACACTGACGATGACGGTCCTATTGACACGTTCAACACTACCACGGTTATCTGCGTCCCTGATGTAAGCATACCGATCCCTAACATTACAATTGACGGCGAAGCCCCTACAGATATAGCACATGCAGCAGCGATATGCGATACAACTAAGGGGGACAAGATGCTGATGAAAATAAAGACTGGTGTAGAGTATGACGACACTGACCTGCTCAAGCTGTCACTGATTAACTACATATTCACCAGTGCTGCAAAACAACAGCTGGACTGCATATTTGACTGTAACAACTATGAGACTAAAGCTAAGTCTGGAGGAAAAGCTAGAGGCTTTACAACCAGGCTCAGAGGAGCGGTCAACTGCAATGCCAGATGGGAGGCAGGCAAGAAACAATTCTTCGCAGGAAGCAGCACGTTCAAAAAGAATACTACCGTCAAGTACATGAGAATACAAAACGGTAAACTGGTTACCAGCTTCTTTACAGCAAAGAGAGATTGGAGACCTGGAATGGACCTGCCAAATACTACACCTAACCAGGAGCTCAGAACCTGGGAGCCCTGTGTCAATCTAAAATACCAGGAGGGCACAAACCCAGAAAACTACTGGCAAACCTTCTGGGAGTTCATTACAAGATTCTGTTCCTCATGTGAGGTAATAACAGGAAATGGAGAGACAGAAGAAACACCAATAGCTATAAAACAAACAAGAAACTTCGGCACATCATTTACAGATGAGTTCGGGAATGAAATAACATTCTAAAATGGGAAAAAAAGTAACACAACTTCCAACTAGGTCGAAGAGAAACACTACAGTCAATGATGTGTTGCTCCTCGCAAATAAAGACACGGGTCAGAACTTTCAGATACCTATCACCGAGGTATTCCCAAAACTGAACAACGGAGGCTTGGCAGGTGCCAGCAGTAACACAGTTACCTGGCAAGATACTACAACAGCACAGCTCTTTGTTGGAGGGGGTGCTGCTGATACAACTACCGGTGTAGACAACAACACTCTGATATTTAGAGGTCTGAGACTTGCCGTCGCAGGAGAAGCTAAAAGTCCTTCAGTGATTAATCACGATAAAACGAACTGCCCTATGCAGTTGTTTACAGAATCTCAGAGCGGGTCGACAACTAAGGGGAACATAGTTCTTGGGTGGGATGCCTCTAACTATGAATTGAGCAACTTCTCCAATACCAGCACAGGATTCCTGACTACGGTCAGACTTGACTCAGATACTACAGGTGCACTTCCCGTAACAAAAGGCGGAACAGCTCTGACTAGCATAGCTCAAGGATCTGTGATGGTTGCTACCGCAGCCAACACAATAGGCGTTGCTACACCCAGTGGTGACGGTAAGGTGCTAATCTCAAACTCTAGTACCGGGTATCCTGCATGGGCCACACTGACTGAAGGCACTAACATAACAATCAATGAGTCTGCTGGGGGGATTACCATCAACTCAAGCATAGGAACAATATCCAGCACATTGGATACGTCCAACAACGGAATCGATATAGGAACAGGTTGGTTGAGCGGTGATGGTACAAACGAAGGTATCAACATCAACAGCTCCGGTAAAGTATTCGTAGGGGGATCGACACCCAACTCTTACTTTACAAGCGATCTAAATGTCAAGTCCACTGTTAGCCTTGGCTCCAGCACTGGTAACGAGGCAACAAGCATCACAGCAAAGGCCTGTACTTCGGGCAGTTCCCCGAATCTATCATTGATAGGATCTAGTGCTTCCGGTACAGGAAACAAAGGTGGAGACATTCTTGTGTTGCCTGGCAATGGAGACACAAATGGTAACGGAGGTATTCTCTACCTAAACGGTGGAGTTAAGGCTGGTAGCGGTACTGACGGATCTATAAAGCTTAGAACCGGATCTACTGACGCAGTAACTATAGATGAGAATCAGGACTTAACTGTTGACGCAGGTAGCTTGATTGTAACTTCAGCTACTGAAGGTATCGTACACACAGGCAGCGGCACTGTAACTCAGGCAACTGATCATACTACAGGTGTAACTATCAATGCTACGTCTGGTGTGATCACACTAGCGGCTGTAGCACTGAACGCAGCAACCAATGCAGAGTTCACTGTAACCAACAGCACAGTGCAGACAGATTCAGTTATCATACTGACGGTACAGGACGAGAACACTACGAACAACGCACAGCTTACAGCATGCACACATACCATTGCAAATGGTAGCTTCAAGATCTCAGTGTTCAACCCTGCAGCTACTGGAGCAACCTCCACGACTGCAAGCAAGATACACTTCCTGATTATAAACAATTCTGTGTAACTTTACATATAAACATACAATCCAAACATTATGGTCAATTTCAAAGGCACTAACCGCCAACTCCTCAACCTCTACAGAGGCCTCGAAAACGTCAAGGAAATCAAAGGCTCACGCTTTGCTGTCCTTGTGGGTAAGAACATGAAAGATATAAAGCAGATACTGCAGCCTATCGAAGAAGCTGCTGTGCCCTCTGCTTCATTCCAAACAGTGTCCATCCAAATGAGAGACCTCATGGAAGCGGAAGACCAGGAAGCGATGGAGCAATTGGAAAAGGAACACAAGGATCTTATCGATGAGCGCAAGCAGCAAATGGCTAGCGTAGAGACGATGCTTGAAAATGACATAGAGCTCAAGCTCCATGCCATACGCGAAGACCAGCTCCCAGATGAAATCACAGGGGAGCAGGTAGAGAAAATTCTAGAAATTATAACTGATGGCAACGATTAACACAAGACTGATTCTACAGTCTAAAAACCTTTTTTCCAACTCGCTCAACCAGAGGGTTGACAAGGCTTTTCCTATTACGGCGGAAGTACTCAAGAGAGTAAAGTCCATCACAACGACATCGAGCGGTTCAGCCACGACTCTGCTCACTGTCAGTGAGTACGGAGTAGACAAAGATGTCTTTCTCTTTATACGTAACCGGGCAACAGCAAAGGCTAAGTACCTCTATATAATCATAGGCTCTCAGCAGATTATGAGGTTGGCGCCCGGCCAATACTCTATACTCCCATGGAGAACAGAGAGTGGGGATGACCTCAAAATATACGGCAATGACTCCAACGGTATTAACGTGGAGTACCTCGTAGGAACTATGACGTAATGGGAAAGAAGAAGATAAAAGATACCGGCCTTGGCAAATGGTTGGCGGAAAAGGCACCTAGCGTACTTGGTACAGTAGGTGACCTTCTCCCTGACCAAGGGGCTCTTGGTGTCGTAAAGAATCTCTTGGACAAAGAACCAGGGATTGACCCAGCTGAGGCGAAAGCCAAGATAGATGCTGAGATAGCATTCCAGAATAACGTCACTGAGCGTTGGAAAGCGGATATGGGAAGTGACGTAAAGCTGGCTAAGCTGATACGTCCAGTCACATTGATAGCCTTGATGGGCATGTTCATGATCACTATGATCTTTGACAGCCTTGACAACTGGCCATTCAATGTAAAGGACAGCTACATAGATCTGTTGCAAGTCCTGATGTTGACTGCATTTGGTGCATACTTCGCAGGTCGTACCATAGAAAAGAGTCGCAAACCTAACACATGACGATAAACGAAATCAAAGACTTCATCGCCGAGAGGCGGGGATATTTAAAGAAGAGCGCTGACGTACTATCCGAGAGACTTAATTGCCCGATCGAAGATTGTGAGACAGCGTTGTACGAAGCCAGAAAGCTGGCTCGTGAAGAAAACACTAACGACAATGACAGCGTCATTAGTGAGTTCGAACAGTTCCTTGACAAGAATGGCATCAGCCAGTCCGACGTAGCTAGTGTAAAGTTCTGGCAAACTGTGTCAGGACAACAACGATTCTCAGTTGTTACAAAGGGTGAGTCCATGAGCGTGGACTCCATCAAGAAAGAAATAGAAGGGTTTGCTGAACAGTACAGCCCGGATGTTGACTTGATAGAACGCAAGCCTCTTAGCCGGCCCATAGCATACGAGATATCATTGCCTGACATACACTACGGCAAGCTCCATGATTTGAGCCTAGAGAAGGTAGAACAACAATACATGACTGTCGTACAGGAACTCGTCAACAAAGCAGCGGGGCTTGAGATAGAAAGGTTCATACTACCAGTCGGTAACGACGGCATGAACTCTGAAGGTATGAGACGTACAACCACCAAAGGCACACCACAAGAGGAGAGTGCTGGATGGAAGGACACGTTTAGAGGATACTGGCGATTGATGACTAGAGCGGTCAACTACCTTAAGGAGAAGGCCCCTGTAGACATCATTGTCGTATCAGGCAACCATGACTACGAGCGCATGTTCTATGCAGGGGATGTGCTCGCAGGCTGGTACAGGAATGATGCCAATGTCACTGTGGATAACGATTACAATTCTCGCAAGTACTACGAGTACGGCAAGAACATGATCATGTTTACCCACGGTGATAAAGAGAAGCCTGCAGACATGCCACTCATAATGGCAACTGAGAAACCAGAGATGTTTGCGCGTACGTCACACCGTGAGGTACACTGCGGGCATCTTCACAAAGAAATGGTCAATGAGTACAGGGGTATCAAAGTACGGTTCGTTCCTTCTATTTGTCCTAACGATGAATGGCACAAGCAGATGGGGTACGAAGCTAAACGAACAGGGCAAGCATATATATGGAATAAGTCCACAGGACTTGAGGGCTATCTACAATCAAATGTTAGAGTATAGTGACGACATAGAAGACGACGATCCAACTGCCTCCATAGAAGAGGAGGTAGAGATTCTAGATGAAGCTTACCGCAATGCGTACAAAATTGCAGTAGGAGATATGACCGTGCGTGAGCTTTTGAACAAGGCTGACGACATGATCTTCTTGCCGTTTGATCCCTCAGCCCCGGAGACATTTGCAATGATCGTAGACGACATCATACAGTACTTTGAAGACAACGAAGAATATGAAAAGTGTGCCAAGCTGGTAGACGCTAAAAAGAAGTTCGATGACTCTTGACGAAATTGCATACAACATACTGAATCTACTTAGAGGGGGTAGAAGCAGTAATGATGAACTTATCTCGACAGATCAAATCAAGTTCAACATACAGCACTATCGTGCTATGCTCATACGTAGAGACTATGCGCGTAATGGGTATGTCTCTAAAACAATTGAGCAAGACTTGGGATGCATACATCTAGAGGCCGTAGACATGTCTAAGTGTTGCGGCGTAGAACTGCCAACCGGATGCACTGTATACAGAACAAATAGAAGGATGCCTAAGACAGTGCGCTTCAATCTAACCGATGCGTTTACATTCATAGGCAAACCCAACGGAGCAAGCACTATACCTAAGATGGAACCCTACGAGCTTGATTGGGTGCCCTACGATAAATATACTTCTAGACTTACACGTTACTACGTAATTGATGAGTATATTTACGTATACGAACCTAATGGGTTAGAGGCTATAAATGTTCGTGGTGTATTTGAAGACCCAGAGGAAGTAGGAAAATTTGCTACATGTGAGGATGAATTTTGTTACGATGAGCAAAGTGATTATCCACTTCCTATGGATATGGTAAGTGCTATTACAAATGGTCTAGTACAAGGTGAACTGTCGCTCCTAACTAGCTCCATTAACGATACAGAAAACGACAAACAACAAGGACAATAATCATGGGATATAATACAACAACAGACAGGCTCTTAGAGAGGTTAGGCACTAAACAGGACGCAGCTAACACAAGCCTGGCAACTATACAAACTGATGGGGCAGCATCTAAGAGTTCTAACAACACCACTCAGACGGAAGTAACTCAGCACAATGCAAGAGCTTTTGGACAGAGTGGGTGCATCCTGGTTACAGGAACTGCAGCAGTCACTGCCACAGCCGGATCAGGTTCTTTGAAGTTTGTAGCTATACAATTCCTTGAGGACACTGTATTTGACTCGTCATCAGGGGGCTTGGTAGCTACCACCGAGAACTTGTACCTCGATGATGATGCAACAGGTGCAGGTGTTGCTTCAGGCGGGGGTGGTGCAAATACAGATAGCATCACCTTCCCAAAGGGAATGACACTGTACGGTAGATACGACGGCTTTAAGCTGGCATCAGGTAAAGTAGTAGCATACTTGGGATGATTGGTCTGGGGCTAAATACAGCTGCGGATACCTCGCACCCTGCTTTGTTTGGTGGGCTACCTGCTGAGACACAGAACTACTCTGCGTACTTGGACGGGGCTAGTGACCGTATACAAGGGGCTGGCCTGGCAACTACCTGGTTCAAGGTCATGGGTGCTAACGTGGAGTGGAGCATACACTTCTCCATAAAGCTTGACGCGTTAAACTCAACCATAAGTTTTACAGGTACCTCCACTGACTACGTGTGGCTTGCAGTCGATGCAGCGGGAGACCTACAACTAAGCTATGCCATATCCAGCCCTGCAAGCACAGGATTGGAAAAGTGGGATACAAACTTTTCTACAGGCACTTGGTATGATGTAGTTATTACAGCAACTAATGACACAAACCGAGATCTAAAGTGCTACTCCAACAAATCATTAAGGTCATCTACAGTGGCTCTTTCTTGGGCAGCATCTGTAGACAATACTGCAATAGCAGGCAAGTTTACTATGGGTACGTTCCTGAACGTTGTTGACTATGACTTTAGAATAGATAGACTTGCCTCTTGGAGCACGGTACTTACCTCTGCTGAGGTAACAGAAATCTACGACAACTACCCAGATCTTACAGCAGACTCAGGGGACTATGCTGAATCTGCTAGACTGCAGACATACTACAAGATAGAAGAAGGTTCAGGTACTACAATGTCAGATAGCTCTGGCAATAGTAACGGTGACCTCACTGTCATCAACGCAACTGGAAACTTCTGGAGCACAGATACTAGAATATAATGGCAACGACGTACGTAATCATAGAAGCAAGCGAAGTAAGTTCTGTAGACTTCTCACAAGTACGTGAGGACTCTGCAGATACTGTGCGTTATAACCTAGACAACAGCAAAGCCCTGGTCAAGTTTGATGGTAGTACCCCATCATTCCTGAACGGTAAGACGCAGTACACCCACGCCGAGATAAGAGCAATATTAACCGATGATGCACAGGGCTGGCACATAGCTGATCCGCAGGCATATCTAGATAGCTTATAATCATGGCAATCACAGATTACTTTGGAAAAGAGAAACGTCAGTACAAGCGTGGGGCTGCCTGGACTAGAAAAGCAGGTAAGAACCCTACAGGGGGACTGAATGCAAAAGGCAGAGCATCGTACAGAGCTGCCAACCCTGGGAGCAAACTTGCTGCCCCAGTTACCGAATCTAACCCCAAGGGTAAGAGAGCTGGTAGACGTAAGTCATTCTGCTCACGCATGTGTGGAATGAAAGCAAAGAGAACAGGATCTAAAGGCAAGAGAGATCCTAATTCAAGAATCAATAAGTCACTGCGCAAGTGGAATTGCCGGTGCTAATAAAGAACAACAATGGGAATTATAAAATCAAAACTATCTCTGTTTTCAACAGGTTCGTCTACAACCACTACAGGGGGGTTTAGCATATCAGTCGCAGACTCACTGGCTATTGAAGCGCCTGTAGTAAACCTTGCGTCAGGAAATGTTACTAGTAGCAGTGGTCCTGATGTAATCATAGGGTCAGGAGTAAGTGATGTTACATATGTATACATCAAGTACAAAACTGCAGCAGCAGGATCACCCGTCCTAGTTCTGAGCACTGTAACAGGAACGCAAAACTTTTCTGACCTAACAGCAGGTGAGGCCATCTTTATCCCTGTGAAGGGAGGTGTAGGACTGAGAGTAACCAGCAGTGACACTAATGCCATCACCTACGAGTATGGTTACTGGACTAAGAATGTATAATGGCCAGTGAGGGACTAAAGAAATGGTTTGGTCGCAACCAGGGACGTGGTTGGGTAGACTGTAAAGCATCAGCAGCAGCAGGTAAGTTTGTTCCCTGCGGTAGAAAGGATGCATCGAAAAGTAGGAAGACAGGGTACCCGGCCTGCAGACCTACTAGGAGCGCATGTACCAAAGCAGGTATGCGTCGTAAAAAATCATCTAAGCGGGTATCTTGGAAAAAATAATTAGAAACTATGAAGTACAAACAAAAGGGAGGAGTCCCACCAAAGGGCATGCGTAAGAAAACTACTACGTACAAAAAACCAGAGAAAGAAGCTGGACGTAAGGACAAGATGCCAACTGGCCTCAATTTCATGACCGATAAGCAGAAGCGTAAGGCCAAGAAGAAAACTATCAAAAATGTCAAAGACATTAAGAAGGCTATACCAAAGAAGAGTAAGGCTGGGGGCATGATCGAAGAGTCTAAAGAGGTAATGTTCGGCGGGCCAACTAAGAAGATGAAGCAGATGGGTGGTATTACTGCTTCCAAGCAAAAAAGAGGTAGAGGTGTGGTAACTGAAAAGGGTGCTGACGGAAGTCGTTCCATTACACGAAAAGGTAAGGTTAGAGGTAAGGGGGACAAGCGTGGTTTCACTACTCGTAGTAAGACAGCAAATAAGAGGGTAGGAACCGTTACAAAAGAGGTAATTAAAGGCCGCGGTCGAGCAGACGGTAAAGAGACAATTAAGACTAAAACAAGAGTTGTAGGCAAAAGACGTGCTGCAAAGGCTGCTAATCGTATTGATAGCAAAGCTGCTAAAATGAACCTGCCTATGCGAACTCGAGATAAGAAGTTCTTGGGTGGTAGACTTCTTGGAGCTATCAAAGGAGCTCGTGGTGCAAAAGGCCAAGGACTCGGAGCTATGCTGAAAGGTGCAGCCAAAGGTGCAGCTGGAGGAGGCATGATGGGTAGAGCCCTTGGTGCTATGAGAGGTATGAAAGGTGCTGCCGGACAAGGTGGTGGTTTGAGAGGTATGCTGAAGGCTGGAGCTCAAGGTGCCATGGGAGGTGCGTTTGGTGGTGGTGCTCAGCAGAATGCTGCGGAAGCTGCATCAGCAGAAGGCATGGAAGAGGAGATGATGTACGGCGGAAAGAGAAAGATGAAGAAAGGTGGGAAGAAGATGCAGAAGGGAGGTATGACAGATCGCCGTAAGATGAAGGGTAGGATGAAGGACAAAGAAAAGCGTGAAAAGAAAATGGACCGTCAACAGGATCGTGCCGCGAGACGTCGAGGACGAGCTCGCAGAAGAGGTAGATAATTACAGGGGGGAGCTCCGGTTCCCCCCTTTCAATACTGAAGAACATGAGATATCCACCACTACCCAAAATGAAAAAGAAGAAGGGCGTCAAGAAGAAGTTTGTTGGCGGTCTTCTGGGACGTCGTGCTGCTAGGCAGCGTGCTAAGGAAGAGGGCCTTACAGGTAAGGAACTTAGAAAAGCAGGACGTCAGGGCTTTATGTCCGGCACTGGCCTGGGAAGAATAGCAGGTGCTGTGCAAGGTTTTAGAGCAAACAAAGGCATGGGTTTTAAAGAAAGGTTGAAGGGAGCCGCTGCAGGCGCTGCTGGTGGTTTTAACAACCGAGCAAATGCAGGTCTTGCTGAACGTATCCAAGAAGGTTATGGGGACAGACTTGATGCCATGCAAAATCCAGAAGTAGCTCCAGAATTGGAAGAGACAGATGCAGCAATGACTGACGCTGTGGGCGGGGGTGTAGATACTTCTGCTGCAGGTGCTGGTATGGACAGTGGTGGTAACATAGCCGCTAAGCGTGGAGGTCTTAGAGATAGAAGAAGAAGAAGAAAGCAGAGCGGGGGCATGTTTGAAATGACCAAGAAGGAGAAAGACAAGGCTAAGGTTGAGGCCATCAAAGGCACCCGTACTAAGAAAGAGGAGCGTGAAGATAAGAGAGATGAGAGGCAGGTTGGTCGTAAGGTCAAGAGATACAAGCGTATAGGAGAGCGGAGAAAGAAGTCAGACAAGCAAGGTGCTGGAGAAGTTGGTCTTAACATATACAAAAAAAAGCTTCAGGACAGAGCTAAGAGAAAGCGTAAGCGCAAAGCAAGAAGGCAGAAAGTTAGAGACTTTGGAAGTAAAGTAAAAGCAGCTTCACAAGCTAGAAGAACAGCTAGAAGAAACCGTAGAAAAGAACAGTCTAACAGCGGGTCTGGTTGCCAGGGCGCAGGCTGCGGAGCATACGAATAACAACAAGAAACATGAAATATCCAGATTTTAAAAAAACCGGAGGAGCGTCTTATAAGAAGGGGGGCTTCAAAATAAGTGGTCCCTGTAAGTCCGCTGCTAGGTCTAAATTTGATGTGTACCCATCAGCCTACGCTAACGCTTGGGGTGTTCGCTGTACTAAAGCAGGAGGTCCTGGTAGTATGGGCAAGTCCAAGAAGAAAAAGAAGGGCGGATTCCCTGACTTGACTGGTGATGGTAAAGTGACCAGAGCTGACATCCTCAAGGGTAGAGGCGTCATCAAGAAGAAGGGTGGAGTGAAAAAGTGTAAGCACGGCTGTTAATGCACACGATTAAGGACATACATAAAGATTACCTAGAGCATGTTGATGACCCCATAGAAACCCGTTTGTTCAAACAGATCTGTGAGGAATTCAACATGCAGGTAATTGAGTTAGTCCTAGAAGGTAAAGAGTTTAGTATGGGGAGCAATCTATCAACGCTCTCCATACGACGTATAGAACGCAATCCCAGCAAGCCTACGATAGACTGGTGGGAGAGTAACAAGTACAAGCAAGAACTTCTCACAGAAGGGAAGGAGCTGTACAACAACGAGACAGGGGAAGGTGAGAAGTGGTTCATCTACTACACCGACCCTTGGTACTGTAAGTACCATTGGCAGAAGTCCAGATGCAAGCTGGCTAACAAGACTGCCTACAGGTTTACCCCTACCCGAGGAGTAAAGGGGAACAAGGAGAAACTTACATCACTCCTCAAAAATGATGACTTAGCATATTTAAGATTCAAGAAGCATGGCAACATATGATACCATATCGTGTAAAGAGATTGTCCGTAAGGTCATGCGAGATCTCAAGCCTGACGACGGCAACTGGATTTATGATGCTGTAGAATGGACTGGTGAAGCACTTGAGCATATAGGTGCAGGCGCTCACGTTGAAAGCAAGGGGTGCATACTGGATGTAAAAGACTTCAAGGCGGCTTTGCCTGCAGACGTGTACTACATCAACCAGGTAGCCATAAATCAGACAGAGCAAGAGATGGCCATAAGATCAAAGATCCAAGCTCTGCAGGAAGACTTAAAAGAATTTTTGGGACTACAAACGCTTATTGGATCAGGAATTGTTGACACTCTATCTCTGGTGGCAGACGGAACAATCTCAAGTAGTCTTACAGACACCAAGGTTGATAATTTGATAAATGTAACAAAAGCTCTGCTTCCGTCTATAAACAAGTTTAGGGTAGATGCGGCTGTTGTTTACAATGCATACATGCACCCTGACACAGGCACTCTAACACCTCTTAAGTATTGTACAACAAACTTTCCTAGGGGCATACACTGCGATGATTGTGTAAACGAGCATACGCATGCTACACCTGAATGCTACCTCATAGAGAACAACATGATAAAAACATCCTTCGAGGAAGGAAAGATATGTTTGTCCTACACAGCATTTGCCACAGACGCAGATTGCTGGCCTCTAATACCTAATGACATCAGTTTCAAAGAGGCAATGTTCTGGTACATATACAAGAAGCTATTGTTGTCTGTCACGGTTGATCCAAACAACAACGGCCTTAGCTATGACTATGCAGATAGCAAGTGGAAATACTACTGCACCCAAGCACGTAATGAAGCCAAGTACCCAGACATAGCTAGGTACGAGTCGTTCATGAACCAGTGGGTCAGACTGATCCCGCGTATCAATCTATACGATGATGGATTCGAAGAGCTAGGAGACAGAGAGAATTTGTACAGAGGAAACTATAGCGTTCGATCAACACGATGAAGAAGTTTGTAGCAGGTATGAGCAAAGACACGTCCAAGGCTGACCAGCCTGATGGGACGTTTCGTGATGCACTAAATGCTGTAGTCAACATAGAGACGGGTACAGTAAACAACGAGTACGGTACTACGACTGTGGTGGGCGCCAACATAGACGTAATAGGAGCCATACCGATCGATGAGGACAGGGTAGTATTCTTAGGCCTGAACGCGAGCGAAGAATGCATCATAGCATTGTCTGATCCAAAGAAGGGTGAGAGCACCATATTGTACAAGAACTCTGAGCTCAACTTCAAAAGGTCACACCCTATAGCAGGTGAGTATAGAAAAGATGCGAAGAATGACATCATCATATACTTCACAGACAACTACCATGTGATAGATGAGGACATCAACGAAGCAACTTACGTCTCCGACTACAACCCTCCTAGAGCATTTAATGTAACCAGACAGCTGCAGGCGTTTGCCTTGGAAGAGGCAGAGGGCTTTACCGCCAACCCTGAAGTACTGTATGGAGAGGTGAACTTCAATGTTGAGAAGCTCACACTGTTTCCTGACGTAGGTACACACACAAGAATAAAGAACGCCCACGTCAGAGAGGGAGGAGCAGTTGTAGCTGCTACATACCACCTGGCCCTTGCGTATGCTGATGAGGATTTTGTAGAGACAAACTACTTTGTAGTATCTAACCCACTGTACGTAATACCAGAACCTGACAACACCCTGCCCGCAGACATTGTCATAGGAGCTCAGAAGGGCACAGTCACAACAAAGTCATTGCATTGGGAACTGTACGTGCCTCGTAATGTAAACTACAAATACGTGCAGCCTGCGGTGATACAAAGGATAGGTACCGCAGAAAACGTATACAAACTGCAGCGGGTGGAGATTCAGTGGAGCAGCGGAGAGGACATAGGACTGTTCACAAACGTAAGTGAAATTAGCGACACTCCTAACATACCTATCCAGTCTTTCGCTGATGCAGTCTTGGCGAATGACTTCACTGCCGCCCGGGGTCTAGAAAGACAGGGGTACGGTGGTGGAGATGATAGTGCAGGACAAAGACAGAGGAACTTACCGTCTGCTCCATACAGAAGCGATGGCGCTACAGGGTTCAAGCTGTACAACGTAGTATACACTGGTCGTGAGGATGCTTCTACGATGAGCACACTGGACATTGTAGCAGACAAGATAAAGTACCTAACAGCTAGAACGCTGACTCAGCTTAACGATCAATTGTACCTAGGCAATCTGATATCTAGAAAAGATATCGGGTTTCAGAGGTACGCCGGCAACATCAAAGTGTCACCCAAGGTCAAAGCAGTAGAGGGATTCGATCGTAGATCATTTGATATTATCACCCTCAATAAGGGGTACGGTACAATGACAATGCCGTACTGGCATGCCAGTGACCACCCTAGAGGGTTTGATGGTATGGGTCAGACATACTTCCAATCCATAGGTGCGGACAACTCACCGGAGACCCCAGTTACAGCTACAGCCGTAGAGAGCATGTACCCAGACTACATCAGTGCAATAGCTGACTTCTTGAGGTACCCAAGCACTGGAGGTCAGAAACTTAAGATAGGGGGCAACAAAACTGGTGTACAGTACACTCTCAACGACGCAACCAGAAGGGGGTACAAAGACAACAGGTTTACATACAGAGGCAAGAGCTTCCGCAGAGGAGACGTATATGCGTTCTACATATCATTTGTACTAAGAGATGGTACAGAAACATATGCATACCACATTCCAGGTAGGCCTCCGCTTCCATTGATCTGGTCGTCCATACAGGACAATATTGTAAGTCAGACCGGTTACACGGAAGAAGAGAAGTGGCAGTTTTTGCTGGGCAGGTCCTTCTCAACTCTAGAGGATGAATACTTAATGGAGAACGACAAGTTCACCACACTGTCGTACCTCCAAGCTTACTCCCACGGGTACCACCCAACAGAGGCAATAGACTTGAATAGGGAGTCTAAGATCTACCAATACGTAGATACATCATACGATGTGGCTTATACACAGCTAGACACTAGTGCAACATACAAGGCTCTTAGAAACGATATGGGTTTCTGGGAGAACGAGAACGAGTTCTACCCGGCGAGTGATGACTTTAGGCTGACAGATGTCAATGAGAATGGTACGGCTCAGGAGCAAATTCTGTTCCCCAGCAGTGACAACTACGAGAACTGGTTCTACAACCTGCTAGACAATGTGGGCAGAGGACGCAGAGTTAGGCACCACAGAATGCCATCTAACTACAACAGAGAGAGATCCTACATACAATACTCCACTGCAAGCATTGCCCCTCCTAGCACTGAATCAGATGAGGTGGGCAGCTTGAGCTTTGATAGAAACTACGGAGCATTGTTCTTTGAGAATACAGCTGACCTTTCACAAAGAGGCTTCATGGCTGGCTACGAAACAGGAACAGGTCCTAATACAATAGGTAGTGGAGATGTACTTGTAGCAGCTCCTTGGGTGTCAAGCCATAGAGATAAGAGCACAATTATAGGAGGAGAAGCCTACGGCTACACAAAGAAGAGACTTATCACAAACGAGACAGCTAGAATACTAGGTATACAACTGAACAATCTAAAGATACCTAGACATATGCTGAGGGAGATACAGGGGTATAAGATCTACTTTGCAAAGAAAGAAGGCACAGATAAGCTTGTGGCAGGTCAGAGCCTGTCAATACCATGTATACCTAGGTATGCTGCATCCCCTAACCAGAACAGGCTCCTTGCTCGTAAGGGACCATACTTCAATGCATTCTATGCATATGGGGGTCTGAGAAATGACATGGAAGCAGCAATGGCAATAGCCTCTAAGTGGAGAGGAGCTTACCAAGAGGAAACGACATTTGAGCCCTCAGCTGAAAGAGCAGTACCAGAGAGCTCATATACGACCGTTAGCCCTGTAGATCAGATGTTCCGTTACTACGGCAACCCTGTATTTACCTTCCATGACTTTACTCTGCTACGCAAGAGACCGTCCTTGAATACAATAACGCACGTTCAGTGTCAGGCAGCTATTGCATTTAGACACTACCAAGGAGGTCCAGGTGTGTTTGGTACACGTAAGAGCGACCAGGAATTGTCTGATGCCAACCCAAACGATACTACGGATAAGGCAAAGATCACAACCTTCCCGTCCATAGGGTGGATATCTCAGGCTCTGGGTAACACCATAGACTACAATGTAGACGGCGAGATATACGATACGACGGATACGTTCATAGACGCGGACGAGGATGTCAACAACCCATACGGCAATGACAACCCACCAGCAGACGACGAGGATAAGCCAGGAGGTTTCTTCAAGAGAGCATTCAGACGTCTCCGTGGTAAGGAGAAGGATGTAGATGATGTAGAAGATTACAGCGACGTGTCCGAGCTGCGAGCTCGTAGATACCGTATACGACAGTGGAGAGGTGGGGCATACATAGCATGTGCACACTACTACCCACAAGACATCTACCTGCACAGAGAAATCGTTACGGGTGGAGATCACAGAGTAGAAGCAACTGAAGGAGAAAACAAGTGGGGGTGGTCAAACTACACTGGAGGTCCCAATTCTGGTGGAGGTGCGGGGTATGACTTCTATGAGAGTTATCACACCCCAAAGAATAACCAGTTTACTTTTGTTGTAGACCCAGGTAGTAAGACATACTTACCAGGACAAAGAAACCTTAAAACCCCAGAATCGAGCTCATTCAAGGGGGCCCACTATATATTCAACAGGGGAGGAGAGAGTTCCATAGTGATGGCACTTGTAAGTGGACTACCCCACCTTAAAGGTTTGGTGCCCTGGAGAGCAGGTGCAGAGGATTACGATCCTTGGTATTATAAAGATGCTGGTACGCTTGGTAAAAATGGGCCCTACAACATAGCTGCGTGGGGAGATGAGGACAAGTTCTTGTTCCCTGATGCGTGGCACAACAACGATGACCCTAAGCCAAACTACCCAATACCTGACTACATTGCTCAGAACACAACTCTTTACCCAGATGTGCAGACAGCAAGCTCTCAGTACAAGGGGTTGAACTACACGCTGTCCGGTGCAGATCCAAAGTATGGATTCCCAATGGCATGGTTGATCAATGTGTGCTCTGCAAAAACGGATGTGTACACCCCGTTTGACAAACAGACGCTTGTATGGACAGGCTTCTATCATTCAATCGCAGAAGAGTTTTCTGACTTTGAGCAATCGAATGATCTAACTCAAGGGTACGTATATGAACAACTTGCAAAGCCTGTAGCAGATGCTGTAACAAGTATAGTAGACGGTAACGGCGATACTGTAGAGTTACCATCAGTTGCCTACTTCAAGGGCAATACGACTGATGAGATATACGGGGGTGACACATACATAACTAGATATGCGTTCAGAACAACATCGCATAGCTATGGGCACTCTTGGTTTAGAGCCTCTACTGCATTGAATGATGCGGGCCCCGGCAGCAATACTGACGATGACATGAAGGTGATATCTCACCCTGATGCCATCGATAACAGTAGAAACACAAGGCAAAAAGACGTACCGGACTTCTTGTCTCTCAGTGACTTTGGAACTGCTTGGGGCACCACATCTGGTATGGCTGTATGGTCAGCTGCAGGTAGTAGCCTATCAAACATAGACCCTTCAGATGGATTAAGCAGCTCTGAAACAAATCAGATAGAGTCATTTATTAGTGACACACTTCTGAATGCAAACAACTGGCAGCAGGGTAACTCAGACCCGATGACAGCCCTGTTTACATTTATGGTAGAGTCAGAGGACAACATAGGTCTACGCCACCAGAAGGACAGCGAAGCAGGAGTAGCTACCAAGTTCTTTGACTTCAATACTGCAGCAGAGGTGTTGTTCTCTCCTCCCACACAAGACTTTACAAAACAGGACAACCTGTTGTATGAGGACCACTTGAACTTCATGCAGGATAAGAAGGTGGCTATGCCTTTCCCTAAAGCTAGGGCAGGCGTAGAAGAGAACGACTCGTTTACGAACAGAGTCATAAGATCTAAGAGAGCTACAGGGTCACTGTCTGACAGATACCGTGAGTTCCTTGCCAACGATTACGCAGACATACCTAAGAACAGAGGTGACATTACGAACCTGTTCACAGTGGGGGACACTCTGTACATACACACAGAGAAGGCGTTGTTCCAAACAAAGGGTAACGAACAGCTTGAACTGGGAAGTGTCAAGGCGTTCATCGGCAGCGGTGACATCTTTGCCATTGCACCTACAGAGCTGCAGAACTCAGAGATAGGATATGGTGGTACTACCTCATTCCTGTCCTCAGTCACTACACAGTTCGGGCACTTGTATGTGGACCGCAGAGGCAGACGAGTACATGCAGTTGCAGGAGGACAGATACAAGAGGCCATGAAAGGAATGGAGCACTGGCTGCGTGACAACATACCGTTCGAGATAGAAAGGTATGGCATCAATGTAGACTCAGAGTCATTCCCATACAACCCTGAGGCTACGACAGACAAGAACAATGCAATGGGATTCCACGTGGGCTACGATGCGAAGTTCAAGCGCATAGTGCTTACAAAGAAAGAAAGAGTTCCCAATCAGTACTTTATCGACGAGTTCAATGCAGGCAACATTGCAGTAGAAGAGAACATGTTTGTTGAGACGGGAGGATGTGCAGATGACACTGCCGCAGAGGAAGCAAAAATTAGTTTTGCTGTAAACACGTCTACTCACAGGCCGGAAGGTCCTGGAGATAGAGCTAAGCAAATAGCAGCAGATCAAACAGATAGAGCTAACGTAACTACAGTGACATGCGGCCCAATAGGTCTCAGCAACGATACGTACTTTGAGGACTCAGGGTGGACGCTGTCATACCTGCCAGAACTAGGTATATGGGTAAGCCGGCACAGCTACATGCCCAGCTTGTACATCAATGGTGATGTACACCTGCACTCTATAAATGGGACAGGGTTCTACAGGCATGACAATGAAAAGCAGCCTGGTAATTTCTACACCCAACTTTACAACTTCGAGTTAGAGTTCATAGACAATGCCGCGCCTTCATCAGTAAAACTATACAGCAATGTATTCTACTGGGCTGATGCGAAGAAGCGTGATGACAATAACGTGACAGAGTTTAAACGTCAGACCTTCCCGATCTTCGACAAGTTCTACGTATACAACGTAGACCAGATATCAGGGGAGTCTACAGATATTTCGTATCTTAACAACTGCAGATTGGTGGACAAGATATGGTATCTAAATTCGTTCAGAGACATGTCGTCTGTTGTATCTAATACAAACGACTACATCAATACTGGAAAGCCTAATGTGGTGGGGCAGCTTACTACATCAATACAATCTACCAGGGAGGACATTAGCATGTTCACTGCAGAGGGAGTACCAAACCCCGACTACATAGATCTGTCTAAGAACTGGTTCGACCAAAAGAAGTTTGCAGGACACTACTTAGGTGTAAGGCTTATCAGTAATAACCAAAGTGAAAACTTGATACACTTGTACGCTGCAGGTACAAAGTATCGTACATCTTACAGATAATGAGTGACGACAAGTGGATACAGAAAGCTAACAGACGCATGAAGCGTAAGGGCACAGTGGGCAAGTTTACTGCTTACTGTGGCGGTAAGGTAACCAATGAGTGTATCGACAGAGCACTCAAGTCAAACAACCCTACCCTGGTTAAGCGTGCACAGTTCGCAAAGAACGTACGTAAGAAGCAGGAGGGGGGAGCACTAAACTTCTTGGCAGATGGTATAGACTTCTCCGACGGCTCACCAGAAATCTCAGTTGGTGCAGAATCTAAAGGTCCGTTAAGAGATGCAATTTCAAACTTCAAAGCAACCAAAGCAGCTGAGCTTGCAGATGCAGGTGGTATAAAAGGAGCACTGACGAGTGGACTCAAAGATGGATTAAAGGGCCTTAAGCCTAGCATGGGTACAGCTGTAGCTGCCCTGTCAGGACTTGCTGCAAAGAGTGCAGAAAAGAAAGCAGGCGCATCAGCCATGGCTGATCCATTCCGTAACAACGTGATGGAACGCAAAGCTTCTAAGCGTGCAGGATTTGGCGCAGGTTTTAAAGCAGCATCTGATGGACCAATAGGACAAGTTTTGGGTAAAGTGCCAGTGTTTGGTAAGGTGCTCCAAGCAGGTGCGGGTGTAGTGGGTGGACTTATCGGCGGTAAGAAAGCAGAGAAGGCACAAGAAAAAGAACGTAAAGAAGCAGTCAAGCAGCTACGTACAAGTCAGAATGCACAGCTTGCACAACAAGCAGCACAAGCTAAACAGTTTGAGGCAAGCGGTGAGACAGGCTTTGCAGATGTAGGAACCAGCACTACCAACTCATACCTAGCACAACGAGGCATGCGTGACGGTGGATCGTATGACCCTGTGTACGGCGGAACAAAACTCAAGGGGGGTAGAACAGAACCACTGCCCGGTGGTGCTGTAGAATTTGTGGGTAAGAAACATAGCGAGGGCGGAATCATGCTTGACCCAAAGACAGAAGTCGAGGGTGGAGAAACAATGGACAAAGTATACATGAAAAAGAAAGGCGGTAAGAAAACGGACTACATCTTCTCAGACTACTTGAAGCTCGGAGGAAAGACGTTTGCACAAAGACACAAGGAGCTTTTGAGTGGCGGAGCTAGCCAGAAGCAAATACAGCAACTTGCTAAGATGCAAGAGGACAAAGCTGGTAGAACTCCTAAGGTTATGCAGTTCGGAGGTGAGACCTCCATGTATGCTGGTGGGGAATACAGAAAGTTCCAAAAGGCAGGTGATGCTCAAGAGCCTGTGGAAGAAGAACAGCAGTTTGGCCCAAGGGAGGGTGAGATAGAAATCTTTGAAGGTGACCCAGGATACCCTGAGGATGCACAAGAAGGTGAGAGATTCTACATACAAGACGGTGAAGTGGTTAGAGAAACCTTGAGTGCTGATGGTACAGCCAAAAGAAGAAACGAGGTCAAGGGTTGGAGCGAAGGTAGAAAGCAGAAGAGGACAGGGGAAAACCTGTTCTCTGGGGTTACAGAGAATGACGTGGACGAAAGACTAAAGGAAGAGTCTCACTGGTTTGATCCAAAGGACCCTAAGTTTGGTGAAGGTGGGTTTGATGTACACAACCCAAAGCACGTTGAGATGTATCAACAAGAGTACAACGAAGAGGTACCAGAAGACCAAAAGATTGAGGTAGACGGTAAGTGGGGCGACCAAACTCAAAGTGCTACTATACCACAAGGACCTGAACAAGAACGTGAGGTACGTAGAGAGGAAAAGCAGTTTATCGAGACACCTGAAGAAACTCCAGAGGATACTACTGAGGATACCCCAGACCCGAATACAGAGATCACTAAGAAAATTAAAACTAAGGAGGTACCAACACTAGCACAGATAGGAGGACTAGGTCAGCTTATCCCACCCATCTATGCATTTAAGTCACAGCCTGCATACATCTCAGGACCAGGAGCTGCATCAGTAGTGGCACCTAACATGCCTAGAGTCAATCTAAATGCAGAGCGTTCTGCAAATGCCAACGACTTCCGTGCGGTGCAAGCTGCTATTGAAGGTAGTGGTGGTGGTCCAGGTGCCATGGTCAACATGATGGTCAACCTTGAGAACAAGAACAAGAATGACTTGCAGATAGCCAATGCAGAGAACAGAGCAAACAAAGAACTGGCTGCAGAGGAGAAGCGCATGAAGTTTGCAGCTAACTCAAAGAATGCTGAGCTCGGACTGCGGGCAGGACAGTTTGCTTCTGCACTAGCACGTGAGCAGATCAAGGACAGACGTGAGGAGAAGCTTGGTGCACTGGATGCCATGGCTGATAGACTTGCTGGCTACGCAGGCGATGTGTTAGACTACAGAGCGCAAGAAAGACTTGCAAGGGAGATAGGGGCTGACGGTATATACGATGCACAACAGTTAAGAGATCTGGGTTACACCCCAGAGCAGATCAACGCTTACTTTGCCCGTAAGGACAAGGAGAAGAAAGAGGGTCAAAGCATAGAGACAGCATCAAACTCTATACCTACCAAAAACAAGCTCAAGGGGGACAAGGTCTCTAGAAGAGACAGAAAGGCTAAAGAGGAAGGATTTGAAAGTTCTGATGCCAGAAAGCAGTTTTACGCTGAAGAAAAGGCAGACGAGAAGGACGCAAAGATAGACTTGAAGATTGAAAACAAGAGAAGAACAATAACTGAGTACGAAAGAAAGAGAGAAGAGCAGAACGCAAAGAGAGCAGAGAGAGGACTGGACCCACTGGGACCATCTGAGGTAGAGAGAAGAGCTACTGCCTCAATAGATAGACTTAGAAAGAAGCGGTCAGACTATGCCGCACCTACTGAGAATAAGAAGAGAGGGGGTTATATTCGCAGAGCGAAAGCAATGAGACGTAAAAGAAGAAGATAATGGCGTACAAGTTCAAACCATACAGAAGTGTATACAGAGATCCTCAGTCTGTAAAGATTAATGAGATACTCCGTAAAAGATATGTAGATGCTTTTGCTGCAGATACCCTTACTCAGAATGCATTGTCTGAGATGTTGGTGTCTGCAGATTTTGCAGGTGATGTAGAGAAAGCTGCACAGCTTCGTTCTACCATAGACGCTAGGTCTAATAAGTATGCAGAGAGCGGCAGGTATGAAACACTTGGGGTAAACATAGCTCGTGATGCTGCAGAGTTTACACAGGGCTACACACCTCTAAAGAAGAACTACGAAGCTAGAGAAGCAGCTAAGAAAACTGCACAGCAAACACTCAACCCTGACGACTACCAGAAGTGGTTGGGGTGGAGCTTGACCAGAAGAGATGCAGAGGGCAACTACCAGCCATACACAGGCATTGAGTATGATGAGAACGGGTACGTCATACCTGACACGTACTACCAAGCAGACCCAGTACCAGCTAAGGTTGATATAGAAGGTCAGATCATCAAGGAGGTCAATGCACTGCCTGTTATGAAGCAGGGTGGGTACACAGCAGCTAGCTTCAGCTTTGAGACCTATACAGACGAGAATGGTAACACCATGAAGGTGCCCGTCATTAGAACAACACAAGGCCAAGTCATCACTGGTAAGGACAGCCAGGCTATCTTCCAAGCTGTAAAGTCAGCACTAAACAACCCTGAGGTACAATCGTATCTTAACTTCAAGTCTGAGATCAACACGTTTGACCAAGACGGTGGGTCACTACAACAGACCATAGAAGGTCGTGTACAAGAACTGCAGTTGGAGTTGGGGAGAGCTACTGGTTCACAACGGGACAACATACAGTCACAGATAGAGGATCTGAAAAGAGCTCAAAAGTCTGGGATGACAGGACAGATGCGGGATGCGGTAGCTAACATCTACAAGCAACGCATCATGGATAGATACCAGACTGACGCTGAGAGATTCGCAGGTCAGAGTGTGTACGGCGGAGGGTCACAGTTCCAGATCAACCCAATCTGGTTGAAGTCCCTTGAGGCAAGAGCAGCTAGCGGGGATGTGGTTAACAGACCAATACTTGCAGGTGACACCCAAGAGGTGCTTGCAACCATAGCTCAACAAGAAGGTGTTGACCCAGCAGACGTGGTTGTGACAGCAGAGTCACTGAGAGCTGGTGAACAGAAGTTGCATGAGGAAGCAGCTGGTGAGCTGTCAGCTGCACTGCAGGCATACCCAGAACTGGAGAGTGTGCTTGAGGCAAACAATGTTGACCCAAGTAACTTCGAGGAGATAGAGGGATACATGGAGGACCTGACAGTAGAAGAAGTCAGAGACCTCGCCAGCGACCTGTCAGCAGGTGGTACTAGAGATCCACAACAAGTCCTTCAAGATTTGTTCGATCTGCAAGCTGGTATGATAGCACACGCAGATAGATCCGAGCAGGTTGATGCATTGATTGATTATGCAAATGGCAACGAGGAGGTTATGAATACTCCTGTAGCTATCAACAATGCAGCTATTGCTGCATCAGGTGACATTGCAAAGCAGGCGTTGGATAACGTAATTATGCCTGATGGTGCTAGGGTTAAAGATGTTGCACCAGAACAACTCAACAGATCCGCAGCTACAGCATTGGCTCACCAGGTTATCAAAGAATTGTTCGTTGACGAACGTGGGGATTGGATCAGCAAGCCTGCTACCATGAGCCCAAGCGAGCAAAACATATTTGACATGTTGACCCCTATACTCACCAGCACGGATGAGAAGGGCTTAGCCTTGCCTGAACCTGAAGCAAGGGAGGCATTTAACACAGCACTTGCATATGCAGCTGCTCAGTATGATGCAGCTATGGGCAGCAAGTACACTAGACGTAATACCAATATGAAGCCTCAGGGTATGGAGATACCAACGTTGCCTGCAGGTAACTTTGACTACGACAGCTACATTGCAAACTTGGATGCAGAGACAACAAGAAGGCAGGAGGCTGCAAATGAAGCTCTTAACCAAGCCGTTAGAGTTACCTTTAACTGGCCAGCCTACCCAGATGCACTTGGTGATGCTGATGGTGTAGAGTCTAAGCAGTTGAGAGACGCAGTAAAAGGAAGAGACCTTAGCAGCTTTGCTGCAGCACAGGACTTGAAAGACAAAACAGGTCAATCAGTCGGAGCTGAGAGTGCATCATGGAGAACAGCTACAATAACTGATAGTAAAGGCAAGACTACTGAGGAGTTTGCAGATAACCCACTTGACAGTTGGAAGATAGATGATCTTATGTTTAGTGCCTATGGTGTCAACGGTAAGGTCATACCAACAATAAGACTGTCAGTATCAGCAGGTACAGGCAATAACAAGGTTGAGCGGACCATACAGATGGATGCTAACCAAGCAGTCAGGAACTTCATAAACACAGAGCCAGGCATAGGCAGCACAGGTTCATTTGGTGATGCCATACTTGGATATACACCAGCACACCAGTTCCAAACTGTGATACTCAATGCCCTTGCCACCTCAGGTGCAACCAACGAAGTGACAATTAACCTGCCAGGTAACGCAAAGACTGGACGTATACAAGTCAGCGTACCTCTTGAGAAAGACGAGAAGGGTAACCTGACAGGTAACTACCCAGTCATAGAGATGAACATGGCCAAACAAGGAAACTCGGGCAAGGTAGTCATCGAAGATAGTTGGGCTAAAGGTCAAGGCTTCGAGGATGTCCTGGAAGCGGCAGCTCTCACTTACATGAGGCTGGTAGAAAATTAATATCTTTGTAGAATGTCAGATGCACCTATAAATCCCCTAACGGGTTTAGAGCTTCAGGGCCGTAGACCTAAAGCAAACGACGGTCCGATTAACCCTTTTACACAGCAACCCTTGGGGCCCAGGTTTCAAAGTGGGCAGGGTCTTCTTAATTCTACCTATTCAAGGTCAGGAGACTTCAGTGAGTTTAGCAAGTACGGTGTATCATACTCACCATTTGCTAACCTAGAAGAGGAGCGTGCTAGAAACCAAAGCACCTGGGAACAGGTAGGCAATGGTATGATTAAGGCAGGCAACACGTTTGCTGGAGCAGTGGCTGAGAACACACTTGGATATGCATTGGGTCTTACTGACTGGACATTGAGTGGGTTCGAAGACTTCCAAGACTCAATGACAAACAACCCAGTGGGTGTATACTTTGATGAGCGCAACAAGATGTTGCAGGAAGAGAGGCCCAACTACTACACCCAAGAAGAGATGGACAAGCAGGGAACGCTTGGTTCATTGGGTAGTGTAAACTTCTGGGCAGACAAGTTCGCCAACGGTATGGCGTACAGCTTGGGTAGCTTGGCTACCATGTACATGACTGGGGGTACGTCAGGTGTGTTGACTGGTGGATTGAAAGCTATTGGGTTTGGTGCAAAGGTAGGTAAGCCTATCATGCAAGGACTCAGCAAGGGCATGTCCCCTTTGTTTGCAGCTCGTGTGGTAAACAATGCAGACAAAGCATCTGACATTGTAAAGAGAGCAGCAAACATAAAAGCCCTGGCTATGACCAACAGAGCATCCAATGCTCTTGGGTACCTAGAGACAGGTGCCATGATGTCCATGGCCGAAGCATCGGTAGAAGCCAGAGAGGTGAAGAGTAGAGTGATAGAAGCACTCAACGAGCAGGCTATGCTGGAGATGGGACTGAACAGCGTAGACGAGATACCACCACAGGAACGTCAAAAGATAGAGGAGATAGCAGGTCAGAAGGAGGCCATTGCATTCTACGGCAACCTGGGAGTCTTGATGCCTACAAACCTGATTGCATTTGGTAGAGGACTCATGCCGTTCACACCTAGATCTGCACGCAAAGGACTCACTTCTAAGATTGCAAGCAAGCCTGGTGAGAGAGAAGGCTGGAGACAATACGTAAAGGCTCTTGACGAACTGCCCGGCTGGCAAAGAAAGGGCATCAATATGGGGCAGAAAGCATACCCGTTTGTAGAACGTGGTACTGTTGAGGCATTCCAAGAGGGTACACAATACGTGCTGGCTGAGGGCTTGACAGAGAGAGCCAAAGCCATGTACGAAGACTACAGTGGTCAGGATGTAGCAGAAGGATTCATGAGAGGAGGCTTGTTTGCCAATGCCATGAGAGACTACGATGCCATTGGTAGCACTGCATTTGAGACACTCAACACCCCAGAGGGTAGAGAGCAAGTACTGATCGGTGGTCTTGTTGGTTTGCTTGGTGGTGGTAGAGGTGCATACCAAAATATAAAGCGCAAGAGCAAAGCTACAGAACAGGCATTGGGTGATCTGAACCTTGACCCTGAGACGTTCTTCAACCTGAGAACCAGAGCTAAGTCTTCTGCTATGGGTGAGTACTACCTCGCTCGCATGGACGACGCAGTAGAAAAAGGGGACAAGAAAACATACGAAGACTACAGATCTCGTCTCATGAACGAGACAGCTTTGATGCACGCCAAGCTTGGTACGTTCGACCAGTACAAGGAAAGGCTGGAGGAGCTCAAGGCTATGCCCGCAGCAGAGGTAAGCAAGATCACAGGTGAAGAAGTAACAGAGGAGGAGAAGAACGAGATGATCAATCAGATGCTGCAGAGCGCTGAGAATATCGTTGATGTACACACCAAGATGTCTGATGCATTCCCAGGTCCTAGTATGCCTGGTGGTCTGCGTGGTAGACTGTTGTCCAAGACATCGCAGGAAGATATACGGTATCAGATTGCAGAGAACGAGGCACTCAAAGATGCGCTCGTGTTCTATGAAGGATCTCTGTTCGACCAAGACCAGCGGATCGAAGATGTCATAAAGACGTTCGAGGCACTGGACCCCAAGTTCAACTCTGAAAAGCTTCGCACGTTGTTGCGTGACGAGATGTTCCAGGAAGTATCTGTGTCTGAGAACAAAGAGGGAGAACAGAAGACTAGGTTCCGTCAAGCTCAGATGAACCCTGAGGTATCTGAGGAGGTGAAGAACGAGCTGCTTGAGGAGATGGATAAGTCCATCAGACGTATACGCTACGGTAAGAAGAACGAGACAGACTTGCGCAGCGAGTACGTTGGTAGAAACCGTAAGAAGAACCTCGAACAAGAGAGGGACATATTGATGAAGCTGCTCGACGATAGAACCACAGCGGTCAAGGCGTACGAGGAGCTCATGACTAGCCCTGAGAACAGGGAACTCTACAAGAAGAGAGCAATGGCTCTCGAGAAGCTTGAGGAGACAAAGGCAATTGACAGGCAGGTAGACAACGTAATAGCTAGAACTACTACATACGGAGAGCTGAAGGCAGAGAAAGAGGGACTCGAAGGTGGTGGGGCACTGAGTGACACATTCAGCCCTGATGCCATAGAGCGTCTTGAAGAAGAGCTCATAGCTCGTGAGGTACAGGAGTCACAGAAGAACAAAGAACTGGGCGGTATGAAGCTCAGCGATGTTCAGAAGATGAACCCTGAAGAGATGGAGAGCTGGGAGAAGCAGGTGTGGGAGAAGCACATCAAGAACCGTGACCAAGAAGAACCACTTCATGGACAAACCAGCAACCCCAAGGCAAAGTCTGAAGCAGCCAAGAAGAAGGTAACCGACGAGGCTGAGAGTAGAGATACTGGTGCTGCACTCAAAGAAGAGGAGGGAAGAACAAAAGCTAAAGACCAAGAACTAGTTGGGGATGCTCAGCAGAGAGCAGTGAGGGAGAACTCTACTCGCATGACACGAGAGGGTAGAGGAGCTACACTTGTACTGGACAACAACGGTAAGGTGTTGGTGGATGAGAGCGGTAAGCCTATCAACCAAGACGAGTCTACCAGCAGACATACCATAGACGGTGAGCCTATCATTACAGGTAGAGCTCTGTTGCATGACAACTTGGAGGGCAAGACAGCTACCATCGTTGTCAGAGACGACACAGACTTTTGGAAAGAAGACGCCACACCTGAACAGTATGCAGACCCTGCATACCACATACCTATGTATGTAGAGATAGAAGGTCAGGTTGTTGGTGTGTTAGATGCATCAGACTCACCGCTGAGACAAGTTGCATACGAGGAGTTCAAGAATGGTAACGCACGATCAGTTACTACCGAGGTATCTAAGATGCTGGTCAACAACATCTTCACTGCCTCCAATGCAGAGACTCGCAGCCCACACTTCTACAACCCTGCAGAAGAGCTGAGTAAAGATGTGATTGTTGCAGTGGTTGGGGAGAACCCAGACACAGAGGGCAAGACCATAGAGCTTGGACAGTTTGAAGACGGACTGGCTAAGAAGATGTCTGCACAACAGTTGACACAGCTAAGAGAGGATGTCAATGCCATAGAGCAGAGGCTCAACGATCCCACAGACAAGGGCATGAGAATCGCAAAGGGACAGGTCATGTTCCTTGTGCCATCCCCTACAGGACAGTACAGAGTTGTGGTGGCTAACACTGCAAACCTGACTGATGCTGCAGTGGAGAAGGCTATTGAGTATATGAGAGCGGGGGACGAGGCTATGCTTAGATCACTGGTTGGTCTGAACGCAGCATACCTCCTGGACGAGTCTAACGAAGTAGCACTCAGCGATAAGTTCTTGGCTGCTGAAAAGATGGGTGAGACTGGTGAGGCAATCTTTACGTTCCGCCCAGTCAACGCAAAGGGTGAGAACATACTGCCTGATGGTGTTATGATGCAGATCAGCAGTGAGGTCATACGCAGATACTATGAGGGTAAGCGTAGAGGAGACCTGCTGTCTACAGGCACAAAGGGTACAGCAGAGCTTATCAACCTTGCTGTAAAGCCATACCGTACAGATGAAGGTGATGTTGCATTCAAGCCATTGGCCAACGAATACATAGAAGAGGTTCGTAACCTGGTCGACGACTTGGATAACGTGCTGCGTAACGTGCTGGGACGCAAGAAGTTTCAGGTAGATAAGAACCTGATTAACAACGACGACAGTGGTCAGCGTACTGTGAACCCACTCGACGTAAGTGCTGACAAGACCTCAGCTACATACTTGGAGTACCTCACCAACGAGGAGACAGATGCACAACGTGAGCATGGAACACGAGGTATACTTGGTTCTACTGCAAAGAACGTAGATGGCAGGTCCCCGTTCATTGACATAGGGCTGGAGTTCACCCCCAAGTTTGAAGTCAATGGGGAGACGCAGAAAGTTGTAGCACCTGACAGCACAGCTAACAAAAAGGATGAGGGTGTATCAGACGCAACACCTGTCGCACCTGAATCTACTATCCGCAATACCTCGGTGCAGCAAGACAACGAAGGGTTCTCCCCATTCGGGCAGTCCCCTATTGGACGAACTGAGACTAAGAAGTACGAGCCCTATGACGAAGAGAAGGCACGTGCAGAGTATGAGAAGGGTCAAGCAGAGTTAGACAGGCTAAACGAACAGTTTGTAGAGGAGCAGTCACAGGAGGCAGCTAAAGCACTTGCAGATGCTCAAGCAAAGCGACTGAGTAACCGCAAGCAGAGGGCAGCTAAAATGTACCAGGGTATGCTTGATCAAGGCATACCTGCTACACAGGCTAGAAAGACGGTCGATGACGCATACCCTGACATAAACTTTGTACCTCGACTGTCTGGCGCATTGGAGTACCAGATGCTTGACAAGCAGAAGGCTGCATCGTGGTTGTCTGCAAGAGGCATACCAGTAGAGTTTTACGAACAGGCTAGACAGATTGGTAACGCATACGTACATGGTTACATGGAGCGTGCAGGTGTCAAGCTGTGGACACAAGGTGAGGTCGGTACAGAATACCACGAAGGCTTCCACTTTGCATTCCGTACAATGCTTAGCGACAAGCAACGCATGGGCTTGTATGCAGAAGCGGCAAGACGTTTTGGTAAGCCGTCACAGGAAGAGATATCTGCACTGAGAGAGACGTTCTCTGAACTGAATGACAGAGAGCTCAGAGAGCTAGCACTCGAAGAGAAGATGGCGGAGGACTTCCGTGACTATGTGTTTGCTCAACAAGAGACAGCCAAGAGTCTGCCAGGTAAGATCCGCAAGTTCTTCCGGGACCTGTACAACATGATACGTGCCATGTTCACTAACCCTGTAGGCATGCGTCAGTTCTATTCTTTGATAGAAGCGAACAATATTCCTAAAAGCTATGCACGCACAGCACAGACTCTCGCACCACCAGCAGGTGGGGTCAACAGACTTAACGAGAAATACAGGGGTCACCAAGAACTACACAATGATCTGAGAGAAACAATAGCTCTACAGTTCGAGAAGCAGTACCACGACCAGCTTGCTCAGATACAAGCTGAGTACGGAGAGATATCCCCATCAACTGTTGGTGATCTTATCGGTAACGAGAACGACAAGGGTGTTGTGGCATCATGGTTCCTACGCGCATCCATGGCGGAGTCAGATGGGTCACCACTTGACGTAGATACATTCGATTACATCAAGTCATTAATCGATGGCGGTCAGCTTCAAGAAGCTAGAGACTACATGCAAGAGAATGGTATACAAGACATGCCGCACAATGATGTGCACCGTGGTACGCTGAACCTGCCTCTTGACATGCAACGCAACATATCCTACATGTACCAGGATGTGTATCTCAACTGGAACGACGAGTCTACACAGGACGAGTTCGAGAACCCAGTAACCACAGGGTGGAGAAGCATCATGCTCGAGTCACTGCAGCAGAAAGGATATGACGTAAAGACTTTGTCTGTAGCAGCTGAGTATGAGAACATGGAGGAAGAGCAGCAGCAGAACTTCGATAAGATATACGACAAGGGTGCGTTTGAGATATCTCCTTTGGACAGCAGCCGCATGTCTAGAGAAGCTCGCATAGCCATCTCTAAGATCAAGGCAGCCAAGCCTAACAGACTGGGTGTGGTAACCTATGCTAACGTAGATACGATTGTTCGTAAGGCTATCTCTGCTGCCAAGAACCAGCAATCAACAGACAACATTGTTGACGCACTGAGAAAAGCACAACAGTTCAATCCTGAACTGCAGCCGTTGGTAGATCACTTGGACAATCCTGCTACCCCAGCACATGAGCATGCCATGATAACCAACCTGTTTAGGCTAAACTACACGCGTCACATTGTCTACGACAGAGACTTCAGCCTTGGTGATAAGAAGGTCATCAGCTACGACTCAGATAGAATGTCTCAGGACAGAGCTATGATTGAGAGGTGGAGAACTAACCGTGAGACACTCGGCATAGAAAACCCTGATGCTTTCTATGTGGAGGACGACAACGGAAAGCTCACAGTCAAGAATGCTGAAGAGAGAGCTGCAGCTTTGGAAGAGAGTAGACAGATCTATCAAGATACCGCCCGCCCCCTGGCTGACAGGGTAGACGCTATGTCTGACATGCTGTGGTACATGGGACTCAAAACTACAGCGAACAGACAACTGTCTCGTGAGGTGCTACGCAAGTACATCCAAGCGAAGACGGAGGAGATGAATGTCAACAGAGAGAGTGAGCTGGACGAGACCGATATACTTAGGAGGTTTGCTCAGAATATATTCATCAACCAAATTATTGGTACAGCGTTTGACGTACGTCAGATTGGTTCTGACATGGGGGCGATCAGCCCAGCTGAAGAGGTGCGTGACATGTTTACCGCTCGTACTGCGAGAGGTAAGAGAGTCTTTACTGGTATACAGTACTTGGCAAAAGAGATTGCACCACGTATAGAATCTATGGAAGCCATGGGCTTTGTTGGTGGGGACGGTAAGATGCGATACGCATACAACCTGCCCACACACATGGACCACTTGATGGCTCAGGTCAGCAACGGTGATGCTACTGCACTGCACAAGTTGATGGAGAAAGATCCTAGGTTCAGTGCATACGGCATCTCTGAATACCAAGACCCAATCTTCATGCTCATGAAGAAGCGTAAGTTCAACCCTCTCGCTGGTGAGTTTGATGTGGTAAAGAACACAGGGGATGACATAGGTAAGACTACATACAAGAACCTGTTTGAGAGAGAGTCGTTGATCATGCGTATAGACGCATACCTCAACAGCAACAACCCAACGGAAGCTTCTGTAACTATATCTACGCAGGAGACACGTAACAGGATGACACAGGTACAGGGTATGCCCAAGCTGATGAAAGCTGGTGCTGCCACAGAGTATGGTATCACCAACTCTGACGTCAAGACCTACATCCGCAACATCATGATACAAGATCTGTTGGGGGTCGGTGCTGCTCTTGAGACCATCAAGAATAAGGGCGAGCTGATACCTGGGTATCACACTCAGTATGGGAAGCAGAACGAAACCTTCCGAAACACATACCTGCTAGGCAGAGTAAAGAAGGGTTCGAAGGTGCAGACGTTGGCCAAGAGAGTGCACAAAGCATTCAAGGAGCAGGACAATGGGGACATGATGGCTGCTGTAGTCAACGAGGTTACAGAGTTGGCGAACGAGTTCCACAAGAACAACTTCAAGAACGCTGTGTCTGAGGTTACAGAAAGACTGAAGGATTACGGTATCATCAGAGAGCAGGAAGATGCAGAGGGTAAAGTCAAGAAAGTAGAGCACAGCTTTGACACACAAGGCATCAAGAATGAAGGTGGGTTGGAGAAGGCCATAGAGAACTTTGTGGCTACCGACATGGTCTACCGCATCTCTCTTGCAAAGTCATTGCGTGGTGGTACCAACATGTTTAAAGACACCGTCGATTACTTCAAGCGTATGGGTCTGCTCAACACACCAGGCCAGCGCATGTACATGGAGGGGGACAATGTAGTTGACAAAGAGTATGG